TTTGAAACAATTTTAAATATCCCACGAGACTCTAATTCTTCTATTGAAGAATAAAAGATATGCTGAACTTATGCGAAAAAAGGAAGCATAAGAACTAAAGGATAAAAAGCCTTTAGGATAACAAAAATGAGATATTGCTTACGATTTATGTGAAAAATATATTTGTGCTAATGCAAAGCGTCCTGATGGTAGTTATGGCGTTGATGCTATTGGTGATATTGGGTTCGGTAAAGGATATACCATGGTCGCAAAAGAATTTGATGAGGCATTACGTAGTATTGTTCAAATGGATTATGGTTTAGTATTAATTAGTCATGCTGTAGATAAGACATTTACAAATGAAAAAGGACAAGAGTATAACAAAATTGTTCCAACACTTGGAAATAAGCCAAGAAATATTGTATCTCGTATGGCAGATATTATTGGATATTCTCGTGTTATAGATGATGAAAATGGCAATAACACTACCAAATTGTTTATGCGTGGTACTCCAAGATATGAGGCAGGTTCGCGTTTTAAATATACTCCAGATTATATTGATTTTTCTTATAAAAATTTAGTAGATGCTATTGGTGATGCAATTGATAAACAGGCTTTAGAAGATGGGAATGAGTATTTTACCGATGAAGCACAGCAGTTATATGCTAATACTGCATTAGAGTTAGATTTTGATGTATTGATGGATGAAAGTAACAAAATTATTGCTAAATTACAAAAAGAAAAGGAAAATTTTGTAGAGTATTATGCACCTCGTATTGAACAAATTATTGAACGTTATTTAGGTAAAGGAAATAAACTCGCAAATTGTTCAAGAGAACAAACAGAAGCATTAGATTTAATTGTAACTGACCTTAAAGAACTTAAATAATTTTATGGCAAGACTATATTTATTAATATAGTCTTGCCAATTTTTATGTTTGATTTATCAAAAAAGAAAAGATAAAAAAATTATGATATATAAAATTCATTATAAATAAAAAACATTTAATCTTTTTAATTATAAAAGATTTATTATTAAGTATTCCAAATTTTATTTTGACTTTTTAGAAAAAATATGATATAATATATATAAAAGAAAAAATGTGAAAGGAGACGGAAAAATGGCTCATAATGTGAAGTGCAAATTTTGTGATGAAACATTTAATCGTGATATCGTTCAAGCTGTAAAAGTTAGTGCAAGACGATATGCCCATCTCCGCTGTGTACCAGAAGAAGATAGAGATAAGTATGAATTAGTACCTCTTGCAGAAAGTAAAGATGAAGATTTAATCCAGTTAGAGGACTATATTATGAAATTGTTTCATGTAGAGTATATTAATCCTCGAATCAGAAAACAAATTAAGCAGTATCATGACGAATATAATTATTCATATAGTGGTATTCTAAAAAGTTTACAATATTTTTATGGAGTAAAAAATAATTCAACAGAAAAGTATGGTGAAACACTGGGTATTGTACCTTATATTTATGATGATGCAAAGAAATACTTTTATGCGTTATATATGGCAAAAATATCAAATGAGCAGGTACAAATTCAGAAAGAAACTCGAGTTGTGGAATATGTAATCCCGCAACCAATTCAAAGAAAAAAAGAACCAAAATTATTTAGATTTGAGGAGGATGAATAATGACTACTAAGTATGTAGATAATACTGCGTGTTTGCAGGTAATAGGAAATGTGTTTATGAATCCTTCTCTATTGGATGACGAAAAATTATTTTTTAATGAAGAGGATTTTACAGAAGATTTCCACAAGATTGTTTTTGGTGCGATTTATAATTTAGTTCAATTAGGTGCAAAAAAAGTATCAGTCAATACAATAGAGGATTATTTAAAAGATAAGCCAAACAGTTTTGCAACTTATCAAGCACATCAAGGCGGAAGTTGGCTTGAAAGGATTCAAGCTCAAGTTCAAGTATCTACCTTTCAATATTATTATCAACGAATGAAGAAGATGACTTTGTTACGTGAATATAATAAAATTGGAATGGATTTATCTTGGTTATATGACAAAGATAATATTATGGACTTAAAGAAAAAGCAGATGCAAGAAGAATGGTTAGATAACACTCCTCTTGATAAAATTGCAGATATTATTGATGATAGAATTTGTGATATTCGTGCTAAATATGTTAATGATGATTATAGTGAGTCTATTCAAGCGGGAGATGGCGTTATGGAGCTTTTAGAGCGACTAAAAGTAACTCCTGAGTTGGGTATACCAATGTATGGACCAATCATCAATACGATTTTAAGAGGTGCAAGATTGGGCAAGTTTTATTTACGTTCAGGTTCAACAGGCGCAGGTAAAACTCGTTCTATGATTGGAGATGCTTGTTTTTTTGCTTGTGATGAATATTATAATGTATATACAAATGAATGGGAAAGTATTGGACCAAGTGAACCAACTTTGTTTATAACAACAGAGCAAGAAGAAGATGAAATTCAGACTATGATGATTGCATTTATTTCTGGAGTTAATGAAGAAAATATTATTACAGGTCAGTATGGTAATGGAGAGTGGGAAAGAGTCGCATACGCAGTTCGCGTAATGAAAAGAGCAAAATTATATATTAAGAAATTGCCAGATTTTTCATTACAAGATATTGAGATGTCAATTAAAAGCGGAATGAGAGAATATGGAGTAAAATATGTATGTTATGACTATATTCATTCAAGTATGAAAATCTTGAGTGAAGTAAGTTCAAAGGCGGGCATCCGCGGTCTCCGCGAGGACAATGTATTGTTTATGATTTCTGTTCGACTTAAAGATTTATGTGTACAAAATGATATATTTATTATTTCTGGTACTCAACTAAATGGAAATTATACAGAAACAAATGTATTCGACCAAAACTTACTTCGTGGTGCTAAATCAATAGCGGATAAAATAGATGCTGGTATGATTTTGCTTCAAGTAACTCAAAAAGATTTAGAAGCATTAGAAACTTTATTACATAATAACACAATAGAAAAACCCACTATTAAATTATCTATTTACAAAAATAGACGGGGTAGATATAAAGGAGTTATCTTATGGTGTAGAGCAGATTTAGGTTGCTGTAGAGTTGAACCTTTATTTATGACCAACTATAATTATGAGTATATTGAAATTGAGGATACTAAAATAAAAGTTACTCCAAGAGTAGAACCTGTTGATGAGTGTGCATGGGATTAGGAGTGTGTTAAATGTATCAATATGACAAAGATGAAATAAAAGAAAATTTATCAATAGATGAAATAGAAATGTTAGTTAATGATTTAAATGGAGAACCGATTAAACAACATTCAACTTTATTATGTAAAACTATTTGTCATTGCGGAGAACAGCACAAACTGTATTATTATGATAATACTAAATTATTTAGATGTTATACAGATTGCTCAAGTACATTTGATGTTTTTGAATTAGTATGTAAAGTAATGACAAATAATGGTCATTATAAAATAAAGAAAGATAGAAAAGGGCGAGAACAGAAAGTTGCTTGGGATTTACATGATGCAGTTAGATTTGTGGCAAAATATTTTGGTATTAGCGCAAGTGTAGAGAATGATGATAATGCTTTTCATCAAGAGTTGGAAGATTGGAAGATATTAGAAAGTTACGAAAAAAATAGAAATACCATTAATAAGAAAAAACGTGAATTAAAATATTATGATGAAAAGATATTAAAATATTTACCACAACCAATTATTCAACCTTGGGTAGATGAGGGGATTACGCCAGAAGTAATGAAACATTGCGGGATTAAATTTGACCCTATAAATTGTGGAATTATTATTCCTCATTATGCACCTAATAATCAATTATTAGGTATTAGGATAAGAACTTTAATAAAAGAGGAAGAAGCGTATGGTAAATATAGACCTGCATATCTTAATGGTAAATTATATAATCATCCGCTTTCATTTAATTTATATAATTTGAATAATAGTAAAGACCATATTAAAGAGTTTGGTATCGCTATTGTTTTTGAATCAGAAAAAAGCCCTTTGCTTTATCAGTCTTATTTTGGAATTGAAAATGATATTTCTGTTGCAGTGTGCGGATTTAATATTCTTTCATATCAGATGGAATTATTACAGGCGGCTGGCGCCAAAGAGGTAGTAATGGCATTTGATAAACAGTTTCAAAATATTGGAGATGAAGAATGGAAAAAATTAAAAGATAAGTATTATAAGATACATGAAAAATTTGGAAACGATATTCAGATTAGTTATATATTTGATTTTGGAGATTTGTTGAATTATAAAAATTCACCTATTGACCAAGGTCCAGATATATTTATGAAATTATTTAAAGAAAGGATTATGATTTAATGAGACGATTATTTATTATAAGAAAAGATTTACATTTAAGTTCAGGTAAATTGGCAGCTATGGTAGCTCATTGTGCAGAAGCATATTGGACTAATCAAATTCGTAATTCAATTGTTGAGACAAAGTATTATAAAGGTCATAGTAATGAAGTAGTACAATTTGAGGTTGATAGTAATATTATGCAAGAATATGTGTATGGCGCTTTTATAAAGACAATTTGTCAAGCAAAGAATTTAACTCAGTTAAGGAAAGCCGCAATTATGGCTGAAGAAATAGGATTGATTGAAGGACAAGATTGGGGATATATCAATGATAATTGTTATACAGAATTGACACCAGAAAATGAAGATGGAACTTGTACCGTTGGTATTTGGTTTAAACCTCTACCAGATGAAAAAGCTCATCAAATTAGTAAGAAATTTCATTTATATACAGATTAGGAGGTTTGAATTTGAAGTATCAAGGAACTTATAGAACAAATGTGTTAGAAGATATCACTACATATATTCTGCATAAAAGAGGGATTAAAGATGTTCATCATTATCTGAATACCACAGATGATGATATTAATTCATATGAAAGTTTAGGTAGACAGCCACTTGTACAGGCTTTAACGCATATTGCAGTTGCTGTTAGTAATAATCAAAGTTGCTTAGTAGTTGTTGATAGTGATTGTGATGGTTTTACATCTGCGGCATTACTTATTAATTATTTACACGATTTATTTCCCGCTTGGGTAGAAAATAAAGTAGATTGGTTTATTCATGAAGGTAAACAACATGGTTTAAGTGATTGTATAGATGTAGCTATGAATTATGATATAGTTATATGCCCAGATTCCGCGTCAAATGATTATGAGCAACATAAACAATTACAAGATGCTGGTAAAAGCTGTATTGTATTAGACCATCATGAAGCTGATTATATTAGCAAAAATGCCATAATTATCAATAATCAGTTATCTGATTATCCAAATAAAGAATTTTCAGGAGTTGGAATTGTATGGCAATTTTGTCGTTATATGGATGACAAAATGGGTAATAATTTAGCAGACAATTACTTAGATTTAGTTGCTTTGGGTCTATGTGCTGATATGATGAGTTTAACTTCAATAGAAACAAAACATTTAATGAATAAAGGTTTTAATCAGTTAAAAAATCCTTTTATCTATGGAATGGCTAAAAAAAATGCCTATTCTCTTGGTGGAGAAGTTACTCCGATGGGGGCAGCATTTTATATTGCACCTTTTGTCAATGCCATGACACGTAGTGGAACTCAAGATGAAAAAGAATTATTATTCAAATCTATGCTCAAGCATTTTGCGTTTGAAGAAATTTTGAGCAATAAAAGAGGTCATAAAATAGGAGAAAAAGAAAAATTAGTAGACCAGGCTCTTCGTTGTGTAACTAATGTTAAAAACCGACAGACTAAAGCTCAAGAAAAGGGTTTAGAGGCACTTGAGGCTCGTATTGAAGAAAATAATATGCTTAAAAATAAAGCATTGATTTTCTTTATCGAAGAAGATGAGAAAAATCTTATTGATTCTAATATCAGAGGTTTAGTTGCAAATAAATTAATGGCTAAATATCAGCGACCTTGTGCTATCTTGACTAAGCATTTTGACGGTAATGATTGGGAATATGCAGGCTCCGCACGAGGATATACTAAATCAGGTATCAACGATTTCCGCGAGATATGTGTAGGTTTCGATGGTATTCGATATGGGCAGGGGCACCCTAATGCCTTCGGGTTGGCGATACATGATACTCGCGCTAAAGCTTTTGTAAATTATCTTAACATTAGTTTAGCAGATGTAGGAACAGAACCTATATATGATTGTGATATTATTTATCAAGGTACTCATGTTGAGCCTACTGATTTAATAACAATAGCAGAAATGAATAATTTATGGGGGCAAGATATACCTGAACCTTTTATTTGTATTGAGAGGCTAAATATAACTCCTGATATGGTGGCTGTATATAATAAAAAAGGTTTTACTTTGAAAATTACTTTACCTAATGGTATTAGTATTATGAAATTTAATGCAACTGAGGAAGAGTGTGATTTTCTTAAAGAAGATGGATATAAAACAGTAAATATTATTGGTAAAGCAAATAAAAATGAATATATGGGCAATATTAATGCTCAATTATTTATTGAAGAATATGAAGTAATAGGATGCGGCAAGCATTTATTTTAAGTTAGGGGATAAAACCCACCTTATTTGATTTTTATAAAAAAATATGATATAATATATATAGAAAATAAAAGGAGGAAGTAGAACCTTATGATATTAACGAATAAACAAGAACAAGGTTTGAAAATTGCCATAGCCAGATTCCGTGCAAAAGAAAAATACACGGTTATCTCTGGCTATGCCTAAATGCTGGAACTGGTAAAAGCACCCTGGTTAAATTTATTATCGCCGCACTCTATAATTGTGGAATACGTGAGGAAGATGTATGTTTTTGTGCGTTTACAGGAAAAGCATGCAATGTATTGCAAAAAAAGGGTAATGACAATGTTTTAACCTTGCATAAATTGTTATATGAACATATACCTAAGCGTGATGGTACTTTCTTCAGAAAGAGGAAAGAGGTTCTTGAATATCGTATTATTGTAGTAGATGAATGTTCAATGATGCCTAAAAATTTAATGGATGACTTACACAAACATCAGAATATACATATTATTTATTTAGGAGACCCTTTTCAGTTGCCGCCTATTGATAAAAAAGCAGATAATCACTTACTAGATAAACCTCATGTATTTCTTGATGAAATTATGCGTCAAGCGCAAGAGTCAGAAATTATTCGTTTAACAATGGATATTAGAGCTGGCAAGATACCGCAGTATTGTGATGGTAATGAAGTTAAAGTAGTAAAAGAGTTATATACTGGAATGATGACTTGGGCAGACCAAATGATTTGTGGTACTAATGCAACAAGAATAAGTATCAATAATCAAATGCGGCAGTTGCTTGGTCGAGGAGATATGCCGGAAGATGGAGATAAACTTATCTGTTTAAGAAATTATTGGGATATATTTTCTGAAGATGGTTCACCTCTTGTAAATGGAACGATTGGCTTTTTAGGAGAGTCATATGACAGTTTCTTCCGCGTTCCACAGTGGGCGGGTGATGAGGGTGAAGTTTTAATGACCTGTGGTAATTTTGTGAGCGATGGAGCAGAAATCTATAAAGGACTCGAGATGGACAAAAAATTAATTCTCACAGGCAATAAATCTTTGTCGTGGAAAACAAGTTGGAAACTTTCCAAGTCAAAAAAACGAACATTTCCTGACCCACTTGAATTTACATATGGGTATGCAATTACTTATTGGAAAGCACAAGGAAGTGAATGGGATAAAGTAGTTATGATAGAAGAAGATTTTCCTTATGACAAAGAAACTCATGCACGAGCAATGTATACAGCTGCAACAAGAGCAAGTAAAAAATTAGTATGGCTAAGATAAAAACTAGTGTGCGTAACAAGTATTTTAAGGTTTGGACAATTATGTTCAAATTTCTTTAGATGGCTTGCATATGAAAAGAAATGATATATGTTCTTTATATAAAAGAAGAATCTAGGATTAAATATCTTAAAATCATATATAGGTTCTTTAAAGAAAAGAACTTAAATACAGAAAAAGGTAAAAAGTTAATGAAAAAATTTTGTTTTTATTTATTAAGATGGCAGCTGTCAACACCAATACTTGCATTGGTACTAATATTATTAAAAGATTGTAGTTATATTACTTCAACAATAGTAGCAAATTTTATAGGAGGATGTATTTTCTTTTGGGTAGATAAGTGGATATTCAAAGATAAAGAGGAAGGAGACACCATATGAACTGAACAATCTGAATAGAAAATGTGAATATGAAAAAATTAATGTCAAAGAAAAAATATACTTGACTTTTATTAAAAAATATGATATAATATTTATATAATAAAAATAAGAAGAAAGGAAAATAAATATGCGTTATGAACCACATACTCATTCAATTTTTAGTAATATTAGATTATTAGATAGTATCAATTCTCCAGAACAGTTAATTGATAAAGCAATAGAACTAGGAATGTGTGGCATCGCTTTAACAGACCATGAGTGTGTAGGTGGCGCACCTCGTTTCTTAAAACATTATGAGCAATATAAAAAGGAGCATCCTGAATCATCTTTTAAAGTTGCTATAGGCGATGAAATTTATTTAACTCCTAACAGAGAATCAAATCAAAAGTATTATCATTTTTTATTAAATGCAAAAAATGCAAAAGGATGGCGAGCATTAAAAGAATTATCTTCTCATGCTTGGATGCTATCATATTATGATAGGGGTATGGAAAGAGTTCCTACAACTTATGATGAATTAGCGGCAATAGTTAAGAAATATCCTAATAGTTTAATTGCGACTTCCGCCTGTATTGGTGGAGAATTATCTTCAACAGTATTAGAATTATGTGAAGCAGAATTAATGGGTAACACACTTGGTGCTGAGCAAGCACATAATCATATAGTTAATTTTGTGTTATGGGCAAAAGAACTTTTTCAAGATAATTTTTTTATTGAGGTTGCGCCAGGCTGTTCAAAAGAACAAATAATAGTAAATAAAAGATTAAAAGCAATAGCAAAAGCATTTGATGTAAAAATGGTAATTGGTTCTGATGCACATTATTTAGTAAAAGAAGATAGATATGTTCATGAATCATATCTTAATTCAAAAAGTGGAGAGCGTGAAGTAGCACAATTTTATGAATATGCATATTTGCAGTCAGATGAAGAAATAATTAGAAATCTAGCACAATCTGAGTATACACAAGAATTTGTTGAGCAATTATTTCAAAATAGTATAGAAATTTATAACAACATTGAAATATACAATATTTGGCATAATCAAACTATACCATCCGTCGAAATAAAAGAATATGAAAAAATTGATATTGATATCAAGTATCCTACATTAAAAGAAATGTTTAATTCAGATGATAAGTATAATAGATATTGGGTAAATCAATGTTATAAAAAATTAGAAGAAACAAATCGTAACAATGATATTTATTTATCACGATTAGAAGAAGAAGCAGTTACTAAAAAAATTATTAGTGATAAACTAGGAACTAATATTTTTAAGTATCCTATTGTATTACAGCATTACATTGATGCAATTTGGAATTTAGGTTCAATGGTTGGCGCGGGGCGTGGTTCTTCTTGTTCAGGTCTCAATCATTATTTATTAGGTGTAACTCAGCTTGACCCGATTAAATGGGATTTACCTTGGTTTCGTTATTTGAATGAATCAAGAGTAGAGTTACCAGATATAGATATAGATATTTGTCCAAGTAAAAAACCAGATGTATTAAAATATATTAAGAAAGAACGCGAAACATATTTTAATGATGACGTAGATGAATTATCAAGAAAAAATCTTGGTTGTGTAATGGTTGCTACTTTTGGTACAGAAACATCTAAATCAGCAATTCAAACTGCTTGTAGAGGATATAGAAATAAAGATTATCCGAATGGTATTGATAATGATATTGCACAATATTTATCATCATTAATTCCACAAGAAAGAGGATTTGTATGGACATTACATGATGCATATTATGGTAATCCTGAAAAAGATAGAAAGCCAATACATACATTCGTTAATGAAGTAAATAATTATCCTGGATTATTAGAAATTATGTTAGGAATTGAAGGTATCATTAAGCAACGTGGCAGTCATGCGTCAGGTATTATATTAAATGATACAGACCCTTATGAGTTTATGGCATATATGAAAACACCAAGCGGTGATATAGTAACTCAATTTGACTTACATACTGCGGAAGCTATGGGTGTTACAAAATATGATTTATTAGTAACTGAGGTTCAAGATAAATTAACAGAGTGCATTAAACTTATGCAACAAGATAATATTTTACCAGCACATTTATCTTTAAGAGAAGTTTATAATAAGTATTTTCATCCTGAAATTATGGATATTGAAGATAACAATGTATGGTTAGCTATTCAACAGAATAAAGTATTAAATGTATTTCAATTTGATTCAGACGTAGGAGCGCAAGCCGCCAAGAAGATTAAGCCAAGTAATATGCGAGAACTTGCAGATAGTAATGGATTAATGAGATTGATGGCTGCAGAAAAGGGTGCTGAAACTCCAATGGATAAATATATTAGATACAAAAATGATATATCATTATGGTATCAAGAAATGGAAAATTTTGGTTTATCTAAGGCAGAGCAGAAAATTTTAGAACCATATTTTTTATCTTCATATGGAGTTCCACCTTCACAAGAACAGTTAATGTTAATGCTGATGGATGAAAATATATGCAATTTTAGTATTAGTGAAGCCAATAAAGCTAGAAAGATAGTTGGTAAAAAGTTAATAAAAGAAGTTCCAGCATTACATCAAAAAGTGTTAGATAGAGCACCAAATAAAAAATTTGGAGAATATGTGTGGAAATATGGTCTTGGACCACAGATGTCATATTCTTTCTCAGTAATTCATGCTCTTGCATATTCATTTATTGGTTATCAAACAGCTTATATTGCAACAAACTGGAATCCGATTTATTGGAATACCGCTTGTTTAATTGTCAATAGTGGTGCATTAGACCCGGAGAATGAGAAGTCCGCTGATTATGCGAAAGTTGCTAAAGCATTGGGAGATATTATTTCAAGAGATATTAAAGTATCATTGATTGATATAAATAAATCAAGTTATGGTTTTAAACCAGATGTTGAAAATAATGAAATCTTATTTGGTATGAAAGCTTTATCAAATATCAATGCTACAACAGTACAAGCTATTGAGGCGGGAAGACCTTATACTGGAATTAAAGATTTCATGTCAAGAGTAACAATCAATAAATCAGCAATGTTAATGTTGATTAAATCTGGGGCTTTTGATAAGCTTGATTATGAATGGGCAAGCCAATTTGAATGTCATCCAAGACAAGCAATTATGGCATATTATATATCTATTGCGAGTGAACCAAAAAGTAGATTAACTTTGCAGAACTTTAATGGTTTAATGCAAAGAGGATTATTACCAGAGTCATTAGACTTTCAAAAGAAAGTATTTGTATTTAATAAACATTTAAAGGCACATTGTAAAATTGGTCAGTATTATCAGTTTGGTGCAATAGAAGAACAGTTTTATAGTCAATTTTTCTCAATGGAAAATTTAGATGTAATTAATGGTATAACCTGCATATTACAAAGTGTATGGGAAAAGATATATAAAACGGAGATGAAAACTGCGAAAGAATATCTGACTAATCATCAAAATGAGATGTTAAAAGAATTTAATACAATCTTATTTAATGATATGTGGAAGAAATATGCGGCAGGTAGTCCATCTGCTTGGGAAATGGAAAGTTTATGTTTCTATCATGGACAACATGAATTGGCGGGAGTTGATACTCAAAGATATGGCATTGTAGATTTTAGTTCATTACCAACTAAACCAGTAGTTGATTATTTCTTTAAAAGAGGTGGACGCCAGATACCAATTTTCAAATTGACAAAAATTATTGGTACAGTGATTGCAAAGAATGATGCTCGTTCATCTGTTTCAATTTTAACAACTAAAAATGAAGTTGTGAATGTTAAATTTACTAGAGATTATTATGCTATGTTTGGTAAACAAATTAGTGAAAAACAAGATGATGGACATAAAAAAGTGATTGAGAAGTCTTGGTTTACTAGAGGTCATTTATTGATGATTACAGGATTCCGTAGAGATGATATGTTTGTTGCAAAAACATATAAAAGTACCGCAACTCACCAATTATATAAAATACTTAATGTAAAAAGCAATGGAGAATTAGAATTGACACATGATAGATACATACCTGTGGAGGACGAAGAATGAAAAAATTAATTTGTTTAGTTGGAGAAACAGCGCGTGGTAAAGATACTGTAGCGCATTATCTTCAAGAACATTATAATATGAAAGTAGTTGTTAGTTATACAACAAGACCCAAAAGAGATTCAGAAACTGATGGTGTTGAACATTATTTTATTGATAACTTTACTGCAAGTCAGATGTTAGCAACTACTGATGGTATTGCCGCATATACTAAAATTGGTAATTATAGATATTTCTCTACTATTAAAGAAGTAATACATTCAGATATTTATATTATTGACCCAAATGGTTTAAAAAACTTGTATTTAGGAAATAATGCAATACAACTCATTCCTATTTATATTACTTGCGATTTAAAAGTTGCTTATAAGAGAGCTTTAAAACGTGGTGATGATATTGATATTTTTGAGAAAAGAGTGATAGCAGAGTCAAAACAATTTGCTGAATATATAGATTATACTTATAAAATTGAGAATAACGATGATTTAAATAATCTCTATATGCAGATTGATACCATTATGGCTGAGATAGGCAGTTTAAGTTAATCTATCTGAACAAAAAATTATATATAATGATAATTTCCAAATTATCCTAAAATATTTATATAACAGGAGGAAATAATGTTACAAGTAACTAAACGTGACGGGCGTGTAGTTCAGTTTGACCATAATAAAATAACCGCAGCAATCCTTAATGCTTTTATGGATGTGGATGGTGAACTTTCTGACTATGCGTACCACAAAGCCAGCAACATTGCAGACTATATTGCAAGCATTGCAGAAAACACAGAACCTGATAATCCTCTAACAATAGAGGAAATACAGGACTATGTAGAAAAAGGTCTGATGGCCACTAAAAGAAAAGATGTTGCAAAATCTTATATTTTATTTAGAGATATGCGTAATCGTAAACGATTTAACAATGATGAAACTCTTATTGAGTTTGGTAAAAAATTATGTGAGCGTAATGATGAAAGACAAAATGCAAATGTAGATGGTAACTCATTTGGTGGACGTCAAGGCGAGGCTGCTGCAGTATTCAAAAAGCGTTTTGCTTTAGACAATTTAATGTCAGAAAAAATGAGATATAATCATTTACATAATCGTATTTATATTCATGATTTAGATAACTATGCTGTAGGTACACATAACTGTTTATCAATTCCTTTTGATGATTTACTAGCAAAAGGATTCAACACAAGACAAACAGATGTAAGACCAGCGAATTCAGTTAACACAGCATTTCAATTAGTTGCAGTTATCTTTCAGTTACAATCATTACAACAATTTGGTAGATTAATAACTGCCTGTTAAACCTTTTCCGTTTTATCAACGGGGTATATATACACCAAACAAATGGTATATATGCTAACGGGGGAGCCTAAACAGAAATGCATGGTAATCCCGTGGGAAAATAATTATTTAATCTCAATAATCTCCTAAAAGGAGATGATATATTTGATAATTTATAAAATAACAAATAATATAAATGGAAAAGTATATATTGGATTAACTACCTGTTCTTTAGAATATAGATGGGGAAGACATCTTACAGAAGGTAGAAATGAAAAGAATGAAAAACATTTATATAAATCTATGAGAAAATATGGATTAGAAAATTTCTCTATTGAACAAATTGATTCCACTAACAATTTTAAAGAATTAGGAGAATTAGAAAGAAAATATATTAAGCAATATGATTCTCAAAATCCTAATAAAGGATATAATTTAACTGCTGGTGGAGAGTCGAATCAATGGGATGCGAATCCCGCAGCAAAACTAACATATGACGAAGTAGTTCAAATTAGAGAAATTTATGCCATGGGAGAATTAAGACTTCAAGAATGTTGGGAAATGTTTAAAGATAAAATTTCTTATTCTGCATTTCAAAAAGTTTGGGATGGTATTACATGGCAAGGAATAATGAATGAAGTTTATACGAAAGAAAATATTGAACTTCATAGTCATCAAAAAGCTAATCCAGGAAGTAAAAATGGTAATGCTATATTAACAGAAGAGCAAGTTTTAGAAGCAAGAAAATTCTATGTTAATCATACATTACAAGAAACTTTTGATAAATATGGACAAAATTATTCTAAAGATGGTTTTAGAGGAGTTTTAACAAGAACTTATTCTCATATTCCTATTTATCAAAAAATGAAAAAACAATGGATATTAAACAATGAGATTATTGATATAAATAATTATAAACCTGTATCGACTATCTCCGAATCGGGAGAGTAAGATTGCTATTGATACGCAATTTGAAATGGGTTTTGCGAGTTTTTAACTCGTTAAGATATAGTCAGTCCCTATGGAAACATAGGAATCGACGGGTGTATCAGCTACTCATCTTGATTGGACGATGGTTCCATATGTAAGAAAATCATTTCTTAAACATTATATAGAATCATGGATTATAGATTCAGAGAAATTTAAAGATTTGAATCTAATGGATATGTTATTTGATGATTATATTGATGATTTTGGAATAGTACGTAATAAATATGAAGATTGGGTTGATGAAAATAAATCTGAATTCTTTAAATTAACTGGTTTAACAGAAAAAGATTTTAGATTAGATAATAAAGATAATTTAAATCCTAAATATTATCAACAAGCTTTATATAAAACTATAAATGAAACTAAACAAGCCGTAGAGGGAATGTATCATAATCTTAATACATTACAAAGTAGATCAGGTAACCAATTACCTTTTACATCTATCAATTATGGTACTTGTACATTACCGGAAGGTAGAATGATTATTAAAGTATTGCTTGAAGGTAGTATTAAAGGTGTAGGTAAATTTCATAAAACAAGTATTTTTCCTTGTGGTATTTTCCAATGTATGAAAGGTGTTAATCTTAAGCCAGGTGATGCTAACTATGATTTATTCCAATTAGCATTAAAATCTACTTCACAAAGAATGTATCCAAATTATGCAAATGTAGATTGGAGCGGCAATGCGGGATATGATCGAGATGATCCGAAAACCTATTTCTCGACAATGGGTTTGTAAAACTACTAGCTCATTTAAAATCTTTTGAACCGTGCCAGCGGGTGTCTGTATTACAGTTATATTGAATTTGGCGATTCAATGGTATTTTATTGTACAGGCTAACGGTTAGGTCTAGAACAGATGAGACCGTGCTAAGATTCATCATAATATTCACATAGGAGGAAATATGTGGATATATAAAATAACAAATATTCAAAATAATAAAGTTTATATTGGACAAACAATTAGACCAATAGAACAAAGATTTAAAAGACACATTAATGATGCTTTAAATAATATATTAGATACTCATTTTGCAAGAGCGATTAGAAAATATGGAAAAGAAAATTTTATAATAGAACAAATAGATACAGCTCAAACGCAAGATGAATTAAATCAAAAAGAACGATATTGGATACAATATTATAATTCAGTTAATGAAGGATATAATGAAACAGATGCTATTTCCAAATGTGGCGGAAATACGTATCAATCAAAAACTAAAGAAGAAATGGAAGTTATTAAAGAAAAAATTCGACAAACAAAAATAGGCTCTAAAAATCCTATGGCGCGAAAAATTAAAAGAACAAATATAATTACTAATGAAATTGATGTTTTTGATACTGTAATTAGTTGTGCCAAAGCTTGTGGAATTAAGAATGGAAAAACTTCTATATCAGATAGATTAAATGGAAAAACAAAATCTCCATTTAAGAAAACTTGGATTTTTGAATATTATGATGAATAAAGTGTATCGACTATCCCTGATGAATGTAAGGGAGTAGGGTGAGAGATAGGCACTCACTCGAAGCGGAAGACAACTCCACAATTGTGGAATGAAGATATAGTCAGCGCCTATGGGGACATGGGAATAACGCGTGTAGAACTGCTAATGGATATGATATTAATGGATTTGGTCTATTGAAAGATGGTCGTGGTAATATTGCACCATCAACTATTATTTTACCAACTCTTGCAATGGAAGCAAAAGAGAAATGTAAAGATAATGAAATTAAACTTGTTGATACATTTATGGAAATTTTAGACCAAGCAATATCAGATTGTAAAGATGGTTTAATTGAAAGATTTGAACATATATGCTCACAATCTGCAGATTCCGCGGCTTTCCAATATGAGAATGGAACTATGAAAGGATATATACCTGAAGAGGGTATCCGCTCCGCTTTAAAACATGGTACATTAGCTATTGGACAATTAGGATTAGCTGAAACGCTTCAGATTTTGATAGGGTGCGACCATAGTGAAGATAGAGGGATGGTGCTTGCACACAAGATAGAGCAATTATTTGAAAAGCGTTGTAAGCAATTCAAAGAGAAATATAAATTGAATTTTGGTGTATATTATACTCCTAAACTACTCGGATTGGGAGTCGCATAAGTGATTATGTGAAAAAAATAACCTCATTAAACGGGCAAGCGTAATAAGCTGGTAAGAAAGGCTAAACCAAAAAGGCAAGCTAATCCCGTAGGATAAAATTATCTTTTACTGGACAGAGATGGTTTTGTTCTCTAACGACTATCGAAAGTATAGCTTAAGAGAAAAACTTAAGTGAATAAATGAGTAGAGTACAGTTATAATATAACTGGAAAGATGAGGCTCTTATTATTTGGTAATAGAATAATAAGATGATAATATAGTCTAAACCCCTTATAAATATCGGAAAACCGAGGGTAGAATTGGCCGAGAATTTATGTTATACAGCAATGAATAAATTCAAAATTCAATACGGAGAGTTAGAAAATATTTCAGACAAGGATTTCTTCACAAATAGTATGCACATACCAGTATGGAAGAAAATTAATCCGTTTGAGAAGATAGATTTAGAAAGTCAGTTAACAGGATATTCAAGCGCAGGATGTATTACTTATGTAGAATTTGATGCTTCTGCAAAAAAGAATTTAGAAGCACTTGAAGCAGTTGTAGTATATGCTATGGAACATGATATTCCATATTTTGCAATTAATGTGCCTATTGATACTTGTATGGATTGCGGATATACAGATGACATTGGAAGTAATTGTCCACAATGCGGAAGTTCACGCATCCAACGTATTCGTAGAGTTACAGGTTATTTAACGGGTGATTATAAAACTGCTTTTAATTACGGAAAAGTAAAAGAAACTGAAATGAGAGTAAAACATACAAAATTTATGAAGGAGATTGTTCATGAATGAACTAATTGATTATTCCTCAAAAGTGGAATCATTACCATTGTCAGAGGATGAAGAAAACAAAAAAGTAACTTTGGTAGATAAAGAAGGTAATGCCGCAAATATTGGGTTAGGTGATATGTATGAAGTTAATAAAAACTTAATGAAAAATGAACCGACTTTATCTAAAAGTAAAATTAGAGAAAAAATTACACAAATTGCGGCAGATACTCCACATAATAATTATTATATGTTGCTATGTCGTGAATTAACAGATTATACTGTATTTATATATAATGATGATGTAGATGAATTTAAGGCGGCAATGAGAGATTGCATTATAAACCGCGGATTTTGTAAAGGTATTGACAAACAAGAGGATGGCACTTGGGAAATTTGGATACAAACTGATAAAGATTCATTACCAAACGCATATTATTTCTTTAATTGTAACCAGTGCATCATCCCTTGTTAAGGAGGTGAACAAATGACAGTTCATATTAAGTTAAATATGGGTGCAATGTTCCAAAATGCTATGGTAATAGATGGTCAGCAATATGTTGATAATTTTGATTTTACTATAGATAATATAGATGAAAAAATTATGGAGTATTGTAATGCTCATCCTACTGTATCAGAGATTATATTATATGGTACTGAAGAGATGCTAACTAAATTCAAGCATGATATTGAATCTAAAAATTTAGTAAATTATATGAATAAACCAATTCAAGTGATAATAAAAGGAGAATAAAATGAAAAGATATTTAACAAAAGTAACAGAAGTATATAGATTATCAACAGAAAAGGAAGCAGAGGCTTTTTTACAAGAACTAAAATCCAGTACAGAGTTTGAACTTGCTAAATATACAAGTATAAGAAAACAACGCAAAGAAAAAAAAGAAATTGTTGATGAGTGGATTCATTTTGAAGTAACTAAAATATTCAATGATGAAAAAGAACCCAACTGTTTAATTGGCGTTAACTATGATATTGATAGTTATATTGGACCATCAGATTATGCGGAGGTTGAAGAAAATGAATATTAAAATGAAATTTTTAAATGATACAGCTCAAGAACCAACACGTGGAAGTGAATATGCGGCTGGCTATGATTTATATGCGTGTGAGGATGCTTTAATCCCCGCACATGAAACTCGTAAAATTGGTACAGGATTAGCATTTGAATTGCCTAAAGATACTTTTGCAGCTATCTTCGCTCGTAGCGGACTTGCTACAAAACGTGGATTAAGACCAGCAAATTGTGTCGGTGAATAATCATAACAATTATTGATTACTCTGGAGTAAAATTGATTATTTTGGTGAATATAAAATTCATATATAATAAACTAGAAAGGGGAATTTTATATGGCTAGAAAATCAATCGATTGGGGTACTGATGAAGATTTTATACAAAAATATGAAGAATTAAAAAGCTCAAGAAAAATGGGAGAATTTTATAAATGTGATAAATCATCAGTACTAAATCATGCTAAAAAAATAGGCTATGATGTAAATTCAAATAAACAATATAAATTATCAGATGCGGATAAAAAAGTAATTATTCAAAGTTATAGTACAAAAACATCCACCCAATTAGCACAGGAATTTAATGTATCACGAGGTATGATTACTAAAATATGGTATGACAATCATTTAAGTGGTAAAGAAAAAACTTTTATTTCACACAAGAATGACTTAACTAATCGAGTATTTGGTAAATGGACGGTAATTAAACCTACCGATAAAAGAAGCTCTAACGGCGGCATTTATTGGCATTGCGTTTGTGAGTGCGGAAGGGAAAGGGATGTTTTAGCTCAATCTTTACTATCTAATAAGAGCTTATCTTGTGGAGAGCATGCTAATATTTCAAAAGGTAATGCAAAAATTATAGAAATTTTAAATCATCATAATATTAAATATGAAGTAGAAAAAAAATTCTCAAGTTGTAAGGATAAACGTGAATTACCTTTTGATTTTTATATTGAAAACAATTATTTAATTGAATATGACGGACAGCAACACTTTGATAAAAATAGTATTTTTGATTATGAGTATACTCATAGGCACGATATAATCAAAAATCAATGGTGTGCAGATAATAATATTACTTTAATTAGAATTCCTTATACCCATTATGATAATTTATGTTTACAAGATTTATTACCAGAGACAAGTCAATTTATAAAAAATATACGCCGACAATAAACCGCGGAATTAAGCTGGAACCCTAAGTCATAAGATATGGGAATCAGAACCGAAGGCTAATTTAAGATTAGTCAGGGGCAACGCATAGATGGTGAAAAGATATAATCCATCCACGAGGCCGCGGCACCTAAAATGGTGAAAAGATATGCTGAACTTATAGAAAACTATAAGAAGTAAAAGATAAAAAGCTTTTACGATAACAAATTGGTATGTGATGCAGATTATCGTGGAGAGTATATTGTAGCTTTACATAATGATACAGACCACGATGTTAGCATTAGTAAGGGTGAAAGAATTGCGCAAATGGTTCTTATGCCTTTTATTCCAATGGAATTTGAGAAAGTAACTGAGCTAAGTGACACTGTTCGAGGTGAAAATGGCTTTGGTTCTACTGGTACTAACTAAAAGTCCACTGGCAAGTTGGCGACCGCCTCTCAAAACAAAAATGGATTTGGAATTTTTTCAAGCAAAACTTGACTACAGTGAAAATTTTTGATATACTAAAGCCATAAGGAGGAGTAAACTTATGGCTTTTATTTTAGCTATTGATGCCAGTACTAAAAGTACGGGAATTGCTTTATTTGAAGATACTAAATTAGTAAATACGTATTTAGCTACAGCATCTTCATCAGATGTAATTAAAAGAATACAAAAAATTATTGAACAATTAAAACCATTTCTAGTAAATTATAAAATAGATACAATTATTCTTGAGGAAGTCCGCCCTATTACAGATAAAACCCGCAAACAAAATATTCAAACGCATAGAGTCTTAATGTGGTTGCAGGCGGCAATTAATTTCCTTGTGCATGAAATATCCCCAAAAACTAAGATTGAGTATGCTTACCCTAGTGAGTGGCGTGCTAAATGTGGAATTAAAAATGGTCGTGGAATAACAAGAGAAAAAGAAAAAGCATATGATATTGCTTTTGTTAAAAAAGAATATGGTATAGATGTAAATGACGATATTGCGGATGCTATTGGCATAGGTCATGCTTTTGTTAATCATTTAGATAATGAAATAAATTGGGGATAAAAAATGGGAGGTTATTAAAAATAACCTCCCTTATTTTTATTAAAATTTTTATTAATCACGTAGATAATCTTATTTTTATAAAATTCTAATAAATTAACCAATAATTCTTCTTATTCAAAAATTAATTTTTATACTACGTAAAAAATTATAATATAAAATAACAATTTATATTAGATATATCATAATTTTATATAAACTCTTTTTTATGATAAGAGTTTTAGACATAAAAAATAGGTAGCCGTAGCTACCTAATATTGAAAAAATTATTCTTTTAACTTTTGAATATTTGCTGCTATTACTTTTAAAGCAGATTCTAATGTTTGTTGATTAACTTCTATTGGATATAAAATATTTTCACTACCGGTAATTGGTTCCGAAGAAGTTTTACTTTTACTAACAGTAAATGAGGTATTCTCAATATTTAAATAGTCTTTGAATTTATCCTTGTTATCTTGATCTAAATCTCTGGTGGACAAAGTATAAACCCTAGTCGCCGGCGTAACTCGTGTCATCTTCCCTATACATACCTCACTACCAGCTATTTGTTGATTCCACCCTATTGCTTTACATTTACACCCCCATAAATATAGTTCCATTGGAGGGAGTGTAGTAGATGCATAATTAAATCTAACTACAGCTTCTTCTACAGAACATGGTGTATCTATCCATAAAAAACATTTATAATCTTCGTAGTCAGGAGATGGACTATAAATACCCATCTTTATACCAATGTCTCTCATAGTAGATTTTTGTACTAGTTCCTTACCTGTACCACCATGTGCCTCTGGTAATACACCTGTAATTGCAATATTTTGTGCATCGGCAGTTCCATTAAAATATTGAGTTGAATTAACATTTTCTAAGTTTACTCTTAAAATGTGTGACGTGACTAATTTTTTTGCGGCACGCACTGTTAAACCTTTTGTATCGTCATTTGCTGTTATCCATGTAGGAGAAGTATTTTCACCTTGACTAATTAATACTTGATTATTGCTACCACTACTAGTAGGTGCATAGAATGAAGCTGTAGTTGCTCCTTTATCATTTCCATTTAAAGTCACTTTAGTTCCACCAGCATAGTTACTACATGATGTAATAACTCCATTCTTAAAATATATTGGAGTAGTATTACCACCAACAGTTTTATTACTAGCGACTGGAACACCATCATGAAAATAAACAGGTTGTGTTGAAGAACCTGTGTTGAGTACTGCAAGTGTCTTTGCAGATTGTGCACTATTGACTGAAATAGCCATAGGAGATACCCATGTTGGCTCTCCATATTGCTGAGATTGTAATATATATCCGGTAGTACTGCTCTCAGTAGGTGCATAAAATGAAGCTGTAGTTGCTCCTTTATCATTTCCATTTAAAGTCACTTTAGTTCCACCCGCATATTTATTACATGCTTTTGCAACCTTTTTATCAATGTATACTGGAATATCAACCGTTCCTTGGTCACCATTAGGCTCAGTGACTTGTACAGTCGTATCCGCAGGTGCTGTTTGCGATAATAAAGATGCCAAACTTGTAGTTCCGAACAATAGCTTATCAGTACCAGTAAAAGTGGCTGTATTTGTTACTGTCAAATCATTTACAGATGCACGTTTACTTACTTGTATACCACCTGTTATTTGTAAAGCATCTTCGTTAACATTAGTAATTTTTGTAATACCTGTTATTGTTGTATTACTATCAAAGTAGTTATCTTGTCCCGTATGAATACCACCAACTACATAGAGTGCAGCTTCATTATTATTTGCAGGAGTCGCAGCCGCAAAGTAATTTTTCCCACTAGTATAAATACCGCCTGCAACACGTAATGCTCCAGAGGTACTACCTGTAGAACTTTCTCCTTTAGTAAAATAACTAACTCCGCCTGAATAAATACCACCAACTACTTTTAACGCACCTTGCGTACCATCGATATTTGCATTAGTATCATTATTAATAATTGTTCTTCCTGCAAAGAAATTTGTATCACCAGAATAAATACCACCGCTTACTTGTAATGCACCTGTATTAACAGTATCTGCAGAAGTAGTATTAGTAATTTTTGTAGTACCTGTAATTATTGTATTGCTATTGAAATAATTATCACTTCCTGTATAAATACCACCTGTAACACGTAATGCTCCAGTATCAAGACGGGTAGAGCCCTCTCCATTAGCAATACTCGTTATCCCATTAAAATAATTAGTACCTCCACTATAAATACCACCAACTACTTTTAATGCACCTTGACCATTACTATCCGCTCCAGTATTATTATTAATAACTGTTTTATTTGCAAACCAATTTTCACCACCAGAATAAATACCACCAGTAACCCTTAGTGCACCAGTATCAGCACTTGTTGCATTTTTGTTATTTATAATTCGTGTAATATTAGTAAAATAATTTGTACCTTGTGATAAAATACCGCCCATTACACGTAAAGCTCCAGTATTTATATTTTCAGCATTATCACTATTATTAATTTTTGTTACTCCAGTTGTATCAATAGTAACTAAATCTTTCCCCTGACTTGCAGTGCCTCCGCCAATAACAACATAATAATTATCAGTTACGGTTTTATCATTATATTTACCAATAACTATTCCATTCTCTGTTCTCGGAACTAAACCTGTTCCAATAGCTGCACTATAATTAGTGTTAACTTCATTATTATTACCTATATTTAAACTATAATTACCTGTACCAAATACATCGACACCTGCATAAATAGACCCTAAACCAAAATCTGTATCTATTGTAGCAATAGCTTTTCCCGCAGCATCTTTTTTGATATAAGTAGTTAATAAAATATTTCTATTTGTATATAAATAAGCATTTGCACCAATAACTATATCCCTAGATAAAATTGATGTATCATCATTATCTTTTTCTAATACTTTTCGTACAGATTTAATTTGATGCAATCTATTTACTCTAAAAGTTGTTGAAATTTCTTCCAATCTATACTCGCCTCCTCTAACTCTTCATATCTACTCATAGTTGCAGAACTATAATCATAAACCATATCTAAAATTGTTGCAGGAGATTCATCCTGTGAAAAAACAATAGTTTTAATATCTACATTAGAAAATTCTAACATACCATCTAAACCAATAATAAATTTATGTTCTCCATGAGCAGTTTTAATCGTTACATAATGACCAGGGACACTTTGTATTCCTAATCGACTGACCACTCCTGAAACACCAGAAGTTCCAACATTTTTCATTTCTATAGGAGTATCTTTTTCAAATGGTCCAACTAACTGTACAAAACCTGTATTTGTAGCCATAATTATACCTCCTATTGTCTAATAATAATTGATGAATTTAAACGGGCGGTTAAAATTGAATTTTCAGGTTCTCGTGTAGTAATATAAGCTGTACCGCCAATATCAATTAAATCTTGTATAGTCTTTCTAGTAGAATCACTTGGTGCTTGTGTTGTATCTCTATCTCCTTCCGCCGTATTAACAAACTCATAACCAAGATAACCATTTACATTAGTTGTTGTTAATATATTAAGTTGACCTGCATATACCCAAGTACCAATAGGCTCAATCTCTACTATAACATATTTATATTTTTCATCTTCAGCACTCCACTGCCATTTATATGTAGCTGCTGGTTTATCTTTAGCAATATAAACTAAATTTGGGTCTCCTATGGTTGGAAAATCACTTACAGTATCATAATATACTTCATGTGGATAATGACTAAAATCATGAATGAAATATCTACGAGGCCACTTTGTATATGGGTCGATGTCATTACTAGTACCTGCTGTTGCTTTATCATCTCCTTCATATCCAATAGAAACAGTAGCACCACGTAAATCCATATTATTCCAAATTTTTTCACGCGGCAAGTTTTTATTTAGCCAATTTATCATTCCATTAATAGTTTTTAAGTTAGTACCATCTCCATAACACACTCCAATATTATTAACACTTGTAGCATCACCAATACCATATCCCCTTAATAATATAGTTGATGAATCTGGTGCCCATGCAGAGTCCCAATCTATCTTCTTAGGAATATTAATTGCATATCCTGCTAATCGCATAAGGCTAGCAGGACCTTGTGGTCCCGCAATATTTCCACAATATGTTGCAGAATAATCTAATTCTCTTCTATATATATCACCATAAGTAGGGTCATATCTATCTAAAATATCAGGATAAATTGTACCAGCTTCATCCTTAACTTTTGGATTTATTAATGCGTACTCGCCAGGTTTTACTACACATGATATTAACGCAAAATCTTCTTTTAAATCAGTTAAGGTATCATAAATTCTAGTAATACGCATACCTGCGCCAGTACGACCACCATAAAATGATTCCATGTATATCCTCCTTTTCTCTCATTTAATAACTTGGTTTCCACTTGTATGTTACTACAAAAGGACCTAATATTTTATCAGTATCTTGCTCAGTAAGTATAGCAGGTATAACTCCAAGACTATAAATTTCAATATTTTTATTATACAATTCAAATTTACCAGACTTACCTATCTTAAAAAGTTCCCCATTAATAATAAAATTTGTTTCAGGTGAACCTTGAATAGCCATTTTAACAAAATTAAAATTATTCATAGCAACTAAATCTTTCATAACTGCAATTTTAACTTTTTGGTCTTTAGGCATAATCGTAGTTGTAGTGTGTCTATCATATATTGCAATAATAAAACTATCATATTTAACATTAGGGATAAAACTCAATTCTACCTTATTATCCGTATTAGCAAAAACTCTTGTTTGAGCTAAAATATCCATATCTTGATAATAACTAACTAATGAAACTTGAGATGCTCCCAATAGCTGAATTACACAATCTGTATCTACTTCTAAATGAAAAGTCATAAGACATGGACATAAGCTACGAGCGTCTTTGTCTTGAATACAATAGTCTGATGCATTTTTAATACGAGCATCATTAGCGCCATATCCACTTCGAGAAGAAAACTCTGGGTTCGCATGAGATACTATATCAGCGGAAGGTATTGGTATAAATACCTCTCCGCCAGTACCTTGTCGACTAATAAAGCTTGCTAAGTCATCTGCCGAACCAGAGAATAATCTTTGTCCTATGTCATAACTTGCAGTAGTTAATGCCATATTCCATATCCTCCTTTATACTCTATCTATAATTTTTGTACAAGTAATATTCATTGTACTCTCAACATCTAATGGAACATTGATTGAATCAATCAAATAATCGCCATAAATACCTGTCTTAGGGTCTTTTACTGTAATGCGAGTATTTACATCTAAATGATAGATAGGCATACAAGTTAATGTAATTTTTTCATTATAACTTGTTTCGGTATAAAGTAATTCACGTGCCGCCTCAAATAGACCTTGATAATGGTCACTTGTTAAATCTTGCAATACACGACCGTTTAAATAAGCATACGGATAATTATTCTTAATAAGTTCCTCTCTTTTATTTTGAATATCATCTATGACCGATTGTTTATCTTCACCCGGATGTAACTCCATATCTAATGTATTTATATCTTCCAATAGATAAATAGTAGGAATATCTGGGTCAATCATACAATTTAAACTTGTATTATTAATCGCATCAGTTCTACGACCAATATTTTCAACACTTAACTCTCCAATTTTTGCGGAAGAATCAATAAAATCTAAATAATAATTATAATCTTCTGGATGCGGCTGGAAGCCTGCCCCCATACGAGGAGTTAATAATTCTTCTTCTTTTGGAGTATAAAAATACACTGTTTCAGATTCTGTGCGAGGTGGTATCATTGTATTATCAGGATTTAATCCATGTTCACATTGTAGTCTAAAATAACTTAATCCTTTAGTGATATTCCCATCTCCATTAAATTCCGCAGTTTGCGATGGATTATATATAATATTGTCATATTTATATAATTTACGTTCTCCTTTAATAAAAGTTAAAAAGCTACGACGAATATTACTATATACTGATGTATCCCATTTTACTTGATTGATATGGATTTCAATATTTAATGCTCTGTCTAAAATCTCAAGCTGACGAGCCATATCAATTTTTTCTGCATCCTTAGATGTAGTTGGCGGATATGAGTAATTATAAATCCTCTTTTGGTCATCTGTTAATGTCGTATTTAAATATTTATCTAATAACTCAATACGAGTTCCGCTATCATGATTAAAATATACATGACGTTGAGACAACAAATGTAAATTTTCAACTTGTTTAGTAACATCCGTTACGTTACCTATACCTTTACTATTAATAAATTCATTAATATCAATAACTGACATAATCGTTGTTAATTCGTCTTGATACATTGTTGCATATGTAGCATCTGTTAAAAACTTGAGTAATTTTGTAGCACAACAATTCCGCCAAGTATCTCGATATATAGAATTAGTTTTATTAATTATATTACTCTCAAAATGAGTTACACCAGACACCTTTTCAGAGATATAAGTATAAGTTGTAGATGTTGACGTATAGGTCGCAGATGTTGAAGTATAAGAAGTTGAGGTATAGGAAGAATTTTTTTCATCCTCTTCATCTTCTGCTGCGTATTGTTCAATCACGCTATCTTGTTCTACTTGCTGATATAATGAGGTACCATCTAAAAACACAGGCGTAGTTGCCCAGGTTCTCATATCATCAGTAATACTTTGACACAAATTCATATCTTTCTCTATTTGTTCTGATAAATAAATTTGTCCGCCATATGTATCTTCATCTGATTCATCTGTGTAAGTAGAAGAGTAACAAAAGTTCCTAAATTGTCCTGTATACTTACGTGGTTGAGTTAAAATAGCCCCCTGCGCAGGAATATATACTAATGGAGCTTCTACTATTTCTTGGGTAGAGTCATTACGAAATACGATTTGACCATCTTCTTTCTTAGCAGAAATTCCTAAACGACCAATAGTATCAATATTCATTTCTGTGATGTTATAGATACGAGGCCATTCATTCGCCATTTCGGTATAATAATAATTAGGTACAGATTGTAGTAATGAATTTTCAACACCTTGTAAATATAACTCATTACGCCAATCTTGTGAATAAATACGTCTATATTCAATAGGATGAGAATTTATACGTCTTGTTGGTGATGCTGATTGTCCATACGCATCATTAAATACAATCCAATGCGGTCTTTCTAAAATACCATCTTTGCCTGTTGGCGGATTCGCATCATATACCCAAATCAAAACATCTGAATCATTAACACGGTCTTTATCATTGGCACTAATATAAAATGAACCCGCATCTGGATTTTGAATATTTGGAATTTTAGTTCGTACTAATCTTGGTTTCCTATCTTCTGACTGATAAATAGTTATCCAATCTTTAATTTTCTGTAATCTTTCAGCATTGGCATAAACACTACCATCTATACCAATATAATTATCAAAAAAAGTACCATATCCTTCAATGTCATCAATATTCCAAATTTCTTTTTCAATAGTATGCATGATAGTATTACACATATCTGTTGGTAAAACAGTTTTAGCTATTGGATGTCCTGTTTCATCTAAAGCATCACTAGGCTCTATAGTATCAACAGTATATACATAAGATTTACCTTTTGCATCATTATATAACCAAACTTGTTGACTAACTGGGCCTCCTAATAAGAGATATTTTAACCATTTTAAGCGGTCTTCTGTTGCGTATAAACTTCCATCTGTGCCAATAAACTCCCTAAAAAAAGTTCCATACCCACTTACAGCATCTATTGTTTGAATCTCTTCTTTAATAGTATCCATAATAGTATAACACATATCATCTGGGATAATCATAGTTGGCGTGTGTTCATCAATCGCGGGTGTTAAAGATTCGATAGTATATACCCTTTTTTGTTCCTCATCAGTCCATGAACCTGAAGCATAAAAATTATCTCCGCGATATGGCTCAGATAAAATCCAAGTATCTTCATTTTCATCAAAGAAAATAGGCTGGGCGGCAAATGGTATATCTTCAAAATCTAAAGTACCATCATCCATTTTTGTATATGGATAGTATATCACCACGTCATGTGGTAAACCTGTTTCAGGTTTTTTATCAATAGCCAAATGGTATCTAATAGGTTTTTTATCATTTGCGGTAGTTGATTTTTCACCCCATAGAACAAAATCATTTTTAATAGTGCTATATTGTAATTGATTGCTATATGAAATAATCATATTTGAATTTTCAAATTTATATACCGCTTTTCCCATATTACGATTAAGTGTCATTGCTAATGCTTTAGTTTGAGCATTTGGGTCATCTGGGTTACCACGTTCAATCGTACGTAATAAAGTAGTAGTATAAGTTGTATTCAAATAATTCTTAATCTCTTGAAAATGAAAACGACCATCTATATCATAAAAATATTCAAAATTACCACCTAACTGTTGTACAATATTATCTAAAATAGAAGTAATAGAAGCCCCTTGATTAGCGGTTAAATCTCCAGGATAAACAAAATCTTCCACTCTATATCCAATACTATCTTGTGTATTAAATACGTAATATGAATAATTATTAGTATCAATAGGAGGTTCTAATAATTCTAAAGAATCAACTTGAGAACCTATATTCTTTTCATTCTTATCTAACTCAAATTTATATTTTATAGTCTGGTCAGCGTCAGCAGGGTCAATAGGTAATAAAGATACATATAAATGAGATAGTGTATCTTGTAAATTAACCTTAACTCGCTTTGCACGGCGTGACATTACTTGTAATAATTTCCAACCATTAAATGCAGAACCATACCCATCATCATGCGGAGTCATGCGATATGCAACAAAAGTTTCTCCTTCTGGAAGTTGCAAATCGTCATCTATATAAATAGGTTCTAAAATTACATATTGTTCACCAGAAGTTTTCTCAGCTATAACAGGTATTTTTTTAACATCTATACTATTTGTATTATAGGTGTCATATAAAGTAATAAAATTTTCATTACTAAAGAGTTGAGCATACTTGTCAGCTATTAATTCTTTTTCATCTTGAAAATCTAATATAATTTTTGCATCTTCTGGACCAACACTTTCAGTTTTCTTTAACCATTCTAAAACTTGTTTATAATTATTATCAGCTTGTAGTTGATGTGCCAATAAATGAGTATCATACCCTTGAACATCAGTAACCTGATTGTTTGTTGCGGCGCCCCATTCGGAATTGCATAAGATATATAATTGTTCACTACTTGTTAATTGATTCCAAGTATATTCTTCACCTTCAATACTTTTTGGGAAAAAACCAATATTTGCATCTACCTGTGAAAACCATAAACGCTTATTCTTTGGTTTGTTTTTAGTACCGGTATATTTTTCTAACATTATAGTATTAGCTTCTTTTAATTCCGCATATGTAGGATTAACAATATCTTTACTTAAAAACATTGCCGTGGTTATAGTAGAATCTAAATCTGAAATTACAATATTACCTAATTCTTCGCCACCTAAGTGATGAACAGCTTCTAAAATAATATCACTTAAAGTTAATTTCTGTTCTAAATATTCTCCTGTACTAGCTAAATACTGGTCCACAGTATCAAGAGTAGTAGATGCCGTAAATACCCCACCTAAACTACCATCTAATAAACACATTTTATCAGCAAGGCTTACAGAGAATTGTACTCCTTCTGTATCATGCGTGATTGACAAGTCTGTTAAAATAAAAGTTCCTTGTCTAAACCATATATATTCTTCATTCATATATGAATTTGTTGTATTTTTTATACCAATTTCAATATTAACTTTTTTATTAATACTAATAATATTATTAATGTTTAATACGTCACCATTAGTTTCATCTACATATACTGTTAAACTTCCAGAACGACGAACTGCGGAAGACTTGTCAATAGACAACTCTCCGCTAATAACATGACCTTGAATTTCTTGTAAAGGTCTTTCGTCTTTCCAAGTTAAGACAGTAATTTTTACTAGAATATCTTTTACACGAAGTTCATCTATTTCTCGTAAAAAATCTTCATCATTCTCATATTCGCGCCCTCTACGCATACTGTCTCACTCCTTTTTAATCCTTTTTATATTGTTTAGTTGATAATGCGGTATAGTATTGAATTAATGCTTTTGTTGGTATCAATACATCTCCACCAACCTTTTCTCGAGCCTCTACTCCTGAATCTACAAAACTAAAAGGCTCCCATTGCTTATTGTAAAAGCAATAATAATCAGAGATTAATGAAAATTTAACTGATATACTATCATATTTTATCCATAATATTTCATATACCCCATTAGGAATAGCATATTCTAACTTATTCAAAATCGTTTTTCCAATAATTTTATCATCCTCAGAATATGAAATACCTTGTGATAATAATAATTCTGTTCCACTAGCATCAATAGTACCATCTGTTTGATATACTGGGGCGGCAATAATATATTTTTTTAATCGAGGAGATATAATAATACATTGACCACTCCCATTCGGTGCTTTAGTCATATCATACATTTTATTTAAATTAATATGATTTTCACGAGTTTGATTTTTATATATGTCTGAGGATGGCGCTTGTACACGATAATCAAATAATTCTTGTATTTCAAAAAATTCAAATTCACGCTTTTCATAATCATTACTAGCTCCATAAAATGGTAATGTTTGTAAGAACTCTTCAAAACTCATAAAATTATCCGTTGTACCAGATTGTAAAAATTTTTGCATAATTCGTTGATACATGTCGTATCTATTCTTTAATGGGTTAGGTGCCCAATGTAAATGTCGACCACAAAAACAAACATCTTGAAAACCAATATCAGATCCCGCACTATTTTTTTCAGCTAATTCTAAAATACCTGTTTCACCAATAACGTGTCTAAATGCCGTTGAATCATTTAATTGACTAACATTTGCTTTATATCTATCTGCAATTAAACATACTGTACCTGGAGGCGCTTCAATTAATAGTGGACCAAAAGCACCAACATCTCTATACTTTTCTAACTGGCTACCATATTCACGAGTTTCACCATCTCCTCGCAACTTGAATTGATAATGTTTATATGAATATGTATCTGTCAAATACTGCGCTAATGATTCATATAAATGAGTTGTCTTTGTTGTTGTAGTTTCAGAAAAAGCATCTGGTGCGGCTTGCCAATCTACAAAAGCTTCACCTGTAACATAATCATATGATTCTCCAACTACAATCGTTTCGTGATATTCCTTATCAATAGCACATTGATAATCCATATAAATTATATCCCCATCATGACAACATTCTACACTAGTAATATCAAAATCTTCATATATATCTAATTTTTCTAATTCAGCTTCAGCTTTTTGCACTGCTATCATTTCAATAGCTTCACTAGATAAATTACCATGCAATGCTTGCGCCAATCGTAGTTCTAATTCATATAAACTTAAAAATTCTCCTTTTGCTACTATTATATTCGAGGTTGAAGTATTAGAAGAAGAACGTTCTTCTTCAATATCTTTTTGCACTGTAATAAATGTATTATAAATATCTGTTTCAAAACTATCAGTAGTTGCGTCAGTCGACCCCGCATCAACCATCTCAAAACGACCCATTGGGTCAACATAAATATATCTACCATTATCATCATGTAATTTTAACTTAAATACATACCCATATAATAATTCATCTACATTATAACCTGCCTTGTTAGCATTAATAAAATTATCCCAAGTTTGTAAGGTTTTTGAACCATCACTTTGTTCATCAAGACGAATATAATAAGGCGGTGATTGAAAATCTAATCGTATCCACTTTAAATGGTCAATAATATACTCATAATGAGCATCCTCTGCTGCGATTGAATGATTTTGTACCATAATTGCTTCTCTAACTAAATCTTCGCCATCAACGTATTTTCTGTGTAATTGTCCTAAAGCTACACCAGTAGTTGAAAAGGTATCAGTTAAAAACCCTAAAGTCTGAATACCATACTTACGACAATTCTCTAAATTATATTCTGCAACTTCTTGTACAGTACAAGAAAAGTTATATACCAATCCTTGCAAACCTTCTTTTGGTTCTAAAGAAATATCTGTTAATTTTACAAGCATATTACCTTCTGCCGCAGATTTAAATAATTTAACATTATCTGCATATAGAAAGTCCATAACAGCTTCTCTAAATTCACGTTCAAGAGTATAATCATATAATTCACTAATACGATGTTGTTGATTATATTCCTTATAGCTTAATGCAATATTATTTTTTATCATTTGCAATGAACTATCTTTCAAATCATAATTATATTCACCAAATATACTATTATTAGTAATCTCTTCATCTTGCGAAATATTTGGTGAAATACTATCAACAGTAATAGTTTCAACATCTGAATCCATTGTTGTAGTGTTTACATCACCAGGTATTTTCTCGATATGACGAACTTGTAAATCTGTTTGTCTTAATAAATCATTTTGACTTATTAATAAATGCATATCATCTGATTGATAGGTTATTAATCCTGATAATGAAAATGTTTTATAATCAACATTTGAATTTCTACGAACATAAGGGTATTTAGAACCTAATGTTTCTGTTACAGATTCATTAACATTACGTTTTAAACCTGTAATCGAACGGTCATATTTAATTTTTAACTGGCGACCGCCAGTGGTTAAAAATACATGGTCAAAATATGGCGTTAAATTATAAATACCTAATGAGTTAGAACCTAATTCTTGAAGCTCACCGCGCTGTCCGCTCTTAGTAATACGTTGAACTCCATATTTATAAAACACTCCACTTTTAACTGTTAAATCATTATATTCAAAATTTAATTTACCTACATCCGCAATAATAGGTATATACTTTAAATCTACCCATTCTGTAAAATTACTTTCACTAGATGTCCTACGAATACATAAATTACCAATAAAAGTTCCTTGTAATTGTAAATGAATATAGCCTTCTTCATCATTAGGTTTAGCAGAGAAACTATAATCTGTTAATTTCTCTTCCAATTCAATAGGCAAAATTTTAAATTTTTGTAAATACATTGTAGAAGGTTTGTAACCAAATGAAGTTTCCATATCAATGGTTAATTGATAAGTTTGTTCACGCACAAAATTATAAGGTATATTATATAATACTTGTTGTTTAGATGCATCCTCTTCAGTTGGATATTGCCAATCACTATCAAACACTAAAACAGAAGCATTATCTAAAACATTATATACCTTTAAACGATATGACTGTAATGTTTCATACTGCTTATTATCTGGAACTATCTGTTTAGTAATAGGGTCTGTCCACTCTAACTCACCAACAATATCAACCACTGACTGTTTATATTTAATGCTATTTTTAGTTGCCCCTGTATTCTCCATTTCTCCTAATAATTTTAACTGCGGAATATTAATACCACGAATTAAACATACCGTAGACCATTCAGAGAAAAATGTTTTATTTTCAGCTAAATACTGACTTGTAACTTCATATTCATTATAATGAGAAGATACTGTTATCATTCCCTTATCAGTTTGTTGTTGAATATCAACAATTTGTTTTTTCCCTTCTTCCCATTTTTTTGTTGGGCATCCTTTCATAACAAATCGTAATTGCACTTTAAAGTAATCATCAATAGGAAAACCACCTGGGTTTGAAGCATCATTATTATTACATACACATCCTGCAATATCACCTGGATACACATATACACAATAGTCTCCTTTAGTTTTGTCATCTGATGCCATTAAATCCACTTCCATAACTTTCGCAGGATAAAAATCAGTATTGAGAGCTAATTGATTTGTCTTTTGACGATATATAATAACTTGTACTCTATCTATTTCTTCTTCAGAGTTATAATCGTTAATATTAAAATAGACAGGACAAGCTTCATTGCGAATAAAACTATCCATCGCTGTATCTACAAGAGGTGGATAAATTAAATTATTCATTAAAGCCATAATCATTCCTCCTTGTTTCTCTATACTTATTTTATATAAAAATATGCAAAGTATGTTAAACAACTTTGGTCCAAAAAAATTAAGGGCAGTTATTTAATAACTGCCCTTAAAACCTAATCTTCATTTAACTCTTCTTCAATAATGTCAATTTGTTCTGCTGTTGCTTTTGCGGATACCGCATCTATTTTACCTTCTGACATAATATAAGTAACAATAGAACCTAGAACAGTAACTGCTCCGGCGATAGTGTTAATACTTTCTGCATTAGCACCTTGTAATACTGCAACTCCAGTTACTACACCCGCAAGGCACATTAAAAATTTGCGACTTGTTAATTTAGATAAAAAACTCATTCTTCTACCTCCTCAAAATCTTCTTCTCCTTCTTCTGACTCATCTTCAGAATTAAGATTATTTATTTGTAATTTTAACTTATTTGCCTCTTCCGCCTGTTTTGCCATGAAAGCCTTAGCCATCGAACCAATAAATGTTACACTATAACCAGTAATAGCAACTTTCACAACACCGGCGTAAGTGGTAAATAACATTTTACTCATACTAAAACTTAATTTTTTAGTAAAATGGAAAAATAAAATTTCTTCCGCCAAAAATAAAAAAAACAATAGTACAATAAAGATAACAATAGTAAAACGAGCTATCCATTTTTTGGTAAACTCATTTTCTCCTTGAAAAAATTTTTTAATTTTATTCATATTACATTTTTCCTTTCGGTTGTTTGCATAATATCATTTTATGATTACGCATATCATTGTTAGGAACTAAAACTAATACCCTATCTCCTTTTTTATATTCCTTTGCTGCATCAATAGGATAAACTAAAAATGTTGCATCTTGATAGCGGGCTTTGTAACATACATCTGTAATCTCCATAGTCTTTTTACGACCCTCTCTACCAACAGCAACTGATGAAACTTGATGTTGTAAATTCCCTGTAATTAACTCTGCTAAAATTGTTGTATTATAATGCGCTTTCTGAACTTTCTTATCTACGATAATATTTATTGCATCACAAATCAAATTTTCTAATTGACCTGTTGAAAACATCCTTATACCTCCTTAAAATAGGCGGGCGGGCATTAAAGCCCACTCGCTTTATAATGTAGTCTGTGCTGTAGTCATATCAGTTGCTTTTGCAGCTTTCTGTAAAGCAATATTAGCCAAGTTTTTAAATGCTTTTTCAATCTGGTTTGAATCACTAACATTAGGGAAATTCGCATTAATATGTACTGTTTGCGTTGTATTTGTATTGTTTGTATTTGTATGTCCATCCGGTCTAGCTGGGGAATATTTTTCAAGCATACCAAATGTCTGATGAAATGCATCTAATTGCATATTCTTTAACATACCTGTCAAATCACGAACCATACCAACTGTTGTTAACATATTTTCAGTATCTTTAGCATTTAAGATAAGTTCTTTCTGATGTAGCCATGCTAATTTACCATTATCTTTTTCTCCTGTCTTATCATTCCATTCACCAGTATAACCACCTGACTTAAAACCTGATAGTCGTTTTAGACCTACCCAACCTTCTTTACCATTTTTAGATACTTTATATGGATGAGATTTACTCTTATCTATACTAACAATTTTCCATCCTTTAGTTGAGGCTGATGAAACCTTTTCTTTCTTTTTATTACCATTTTTATCATATAAAGCACCTATTGAGACATTTACAGAATCTCCTTTGAGAGGTTCAGATTTTTTCTGTTCACTATTCTCAGAATTATTTGTCGTAGCATTTGAAGTATCTGTATTTCCTGTACCATTAATCTTTTCAATTTTTGCAGTAAGTTTATCAATAGATTCATACGCTAGTTTAATCTGCTCCAACAAAGACTGAATTTGGACTTTTATTTGACTACGCAAAGTATTTGATTCTGTTTCCGCCTCTTGCATTTTTTCCATAGTGTCTGTTACTATTGGTATATTTTGTTCATATGTTTCACGTAGTTCTTTGAGTTGGTCATCTAAAGTCATAATTTGTTCTATCGTACTTTGAATTGTTTTATTATATGAACTACCTTCACCAAAATTACTATCAAACCAAGTTCCCCAATCATTTACATCAGAGAATTCTTGAATAGTATTCAGAATATCTGGGTCAATACCTGCCGCCCTTAAAGCAGACTCACGAGATGCATCATCCATATTCTCCCAATCTAATCCAGAAGATTGTTTTAGATTATTAAATCTAATCATTACCTCAGAAGCATTTGATGACATTGCATCTTGATATTTAGTTCTAATTTTATCACGTTCTGCATTAAATGCCTCTAAGTCCACTTCACCATTTTTATCAGTTGCAGCTTGATATGCTCTCTTCAATTCGTCTTGCATTGCTTGCATGTCAGAATAAAAAGTAGATGTCGCTGATGCAAGATTAGATTTATCCATCTCATAAACATCATTTTTGCTCTTGTCATAGTCAGACTGTGCTTGCGCAATTTTCTTTTCATCTGCTACATATTGATATGAGTAGTTACCAGACTGGTCACGTCTTAACTTCAATGATGTTTTATTATTACGTGCATCTTCTAACGCTTGACGCTTAATCTCTAAATCTAATAACTTCTGCGCTCTGTCTACATCATATTGAGTTAATTTATCTTTTTCTTGTAAAATTTTTAATTGCTCTTTATATACTGAAGTTAATCTTAATTGATTTGATACTACATCAGTATCAGCAATCGCTTTTTCAGCATAAGCACTAAATTGACTAATCTGATATGGATTTTCAGTTTGGTCTAAGTATCTCTTGGATGTAGTTTGTAACCAATTATACGCTGTTTGCGAAGCCTTTAAAGTTTGTCCTGCAATATCTGCAAAGCTATCTTCAACTATATCACAAATCGTATTCTTCATCATTGTAACTGAATTACTAATCTGAGTTGTGATATTCGCAACCATTTGGTCAAGAGATTGGGTATATTTCTTTTCATTTGCTTTAAATTCCTCAGATACCCTTTTATAGTCTGCCGTAATCTGTCTTTTCTGTTCTGTAGTTAAAGAATTATTTGTTAAACTATCATAATATACTTTTTGCATTTTTTCAAAATTTGTTTTTGAATTTTTCCAATTCCGCTCATAAGTCGGCATCATTGTTGCTAATGTCTCATTTTCATTAACCGCATTTACAGTTTGCTGAGCTAAAAAGTTATTCGCTAATCCTGAATAAGAGCCATCAGAAAATTCTTTCCAAATACTACTTTGTGTATTTATCATCTTGTTAGAACGTTCTAACATTGAGTGCCATTCTTCAAAAATAGAATAAGATTTACCAACAACCTCAGGAATCAAATTAATTAAATTAGAGATTTGAGAAGTCATTGTGCTTATTGAATTTTGCAATGACTCGCGAGTGGTCTCTGCCATTTCAACAGTATCACTTAAAGTATTAAACTCTCCTTTAAGAATTTCCTGGTCAATTCTAGTAGATACTGATGCAGCTTCACCTATAATAGTTGTAAAGTCAAGCGTAGCATTTTTTGATTCATCTAAAGCAGTTAAAACTTTACCAAATACATCCCCTTCAACTTGTAATGCTTTATTTAACTCAATTCCAAGCTGATTAATTGCTTTTTTAGCTTCATCATCTTTAATTTTAATTTCCCACTCATATTGGAATTTTGCAAAAGCACTTTCTTCTGCGGCTTGTCTTTCATCATCTGCGCTAGATAAATTACTATAATAATCTTTTAAATCTGAACTTTGTTCACTAAGTTCTGACTTTACATAATCATATAGCTCTTTAACTGCCGCTTTATACTCTTTCCACTTAGCCACATCACGTTTAGTTGGTTTTGTTGCTAATGCTTTATCAATTTCGCCTTCCTCGTTTTGAAGAGCCTTTAAAATCGCATCACCATTAGTAATCTCACCATCATTACCTATTTGAATACTATCTGCAATAGCCTTTAATTTATTCTGACGTCCTTTTGGAAAATTATTACCTTTTAAATCATTTGTTGTTGTTATTGCTTCTTTAATATTTGTTGTATCATCATCAACTTCTTTTTTCTTTTGTACTGCATTACTACCATATGTCTGCGCTTTATTGATATGATTTTGTTGTTCTTCATCATAAGCAGCTAATTTATCTATACCCGCAGAATTATCTAACTTTCTTTGTGTTTTTGATAAATCATAATCTAATTTAGTTAATTGCTGTTCTAATTTATCTATATTTAATTCATCTAAATCTTTTTGTGCTTGTTTTGTATCAATAAACACTTGAAATCTAGCAGAGTTTGCATCAATACGATTTTGTATCCAATCTTCAAACTCTTGTTTCATCTTTGAGTCAATTTCACTATATTTATCACGAGATTCTTGGTTTTTACTAATAGCTGGGTCTAACTTATCAGTAATAAACTTTTGAGCATTTTCTCTTGCTTTACCTTTCTTTTTATTAGCCTTTTTAACCATTAACGCTCTAGTTTTTTGATTATCAACAATCTTCTTGCCTAAATCGTCTTTCATGATTTTACCATTTTCATCTCTTTGGTAAATTGGCTTATATGTTAATTTTGCCTTTCTTGCAGCTGCCTTAAGGCTAGTTACCTCTCCTGTGACAGGGTCTTTTACTCTTTTACCTGTCATGGCTTTAGCACTTCTATTTGACTCTTTCTTAGCAACATTCCATTCTTTTTTTAATATTTTTTGACGTTGTTCTAATAATTTATTTTGCTCATCTAAACTCTTTGCATATTCTTCTCCATCAAGATTTTGGCTTATTGTAGCAATATCATCTAATTTCTTTTGAATTTGGGTAAGTCGTTCTTCCCACTTCTCATATGGGTCGTAGTCATTATCCATTTTTTCAACTTTATTACTACCGCTTTTACCACTACCACCGCTACCTTTACTTCCGCCACCGCCAGAACTGGTATTACTACTTGCAGAAGGTAAAGAAACATCTCCTCCTTTGTATCCTCCTCCACTTCCAGTCTTTAAGCCAGCAAAGACTGTTGCTTCTGTGTACCTCTTAATAACAGGCACAGTTTTCATATGGTTGGCCATTTCTGATGCGCCTGCAGTATTACCATTTGTTGATTCAGAAGACCATTCAACAATCGGCTCACGAATAGTCTTATAAATTGGCTCAGCTTCAAATCCAATAGCAGATAATGCTTGCTGAGCGGCCGCCGCTGTAATAGCACCACTTTCAACCATATTTTCCAAAGTGGCTACATACTCACTATCATCAATACTAGCACCAACTTCTAAATTTGGTAAGTCTAATGCTTCAATTTGGCTTGTTAAATCATCTTCCAAATTTTTTACATCACCCTGAATTTTACTTTCATCGATGTTCATTGTAATTTGATTATTTGCCAATTCAGTTTTTAGCTCTTGATAGACTGCTTTAGCCTTTTTTCCACCTTTACTTAATTTTTCTAACAAATCAAGATTATCAGTGATGAAAGAATCACTAATATTACTCGTATCAACATTAAAAATATCTGATACACTAGATTTCATATTTGCTAAACTATTTTGATATTCTGTACTAGTTTTATCTAATCGTTTTAAATTTTTAATATTATCTTCAATATTCGCACTTAAAGATTTAAAACCTGCATTTTGTCTATTTATTGCAGCGGCTAAACGCTTTGCCATCTGTTCAGTTTGTTTACTCTTTTTTTGTAAATCTTGTTCTTTCACGATAGCTGTTTCAAGACTCTGAATTTGACTATCATATGCCTCACGAGTCATTTCACCAGCTTCAATAGCTGCCTCAGCACGCTTATCAATCTGTGCTTCATATGCTTTTTCATTAATAATGCCATCAGCATATGCTCTATCTAAATCATCTAAATCTTTTAACTCATCTGCATACATATTTTGAACTGATTGTTCTGAATGAATTAAAACATCTTTCTCAGTCATCTTATATGCTTCTTGAACGGCTTTTTTCATTTTATCATAGCCAGCTACTGCTTTATAAGTACCATCACCGACATCTTCAAAAAATTGTTTAACACTTTCATCTAAAGCACCATAATCTTCAGTTGAAATAATATCTCCAACTTTTACTCCTTCAATACCTTTTAAAGCTGTAGAATATCCAGATATTTGTGTGGCACCATCTCTAAATTTATTATTAATTTGTGCAATATACTCAATATAAGCCTGGTACTCAGGAGAAGATTCATCTAATATAATTCCAAGCTCTTCTAATTTTGTTTCAAATTCTCCTACAACATCAACTGCAGTAAAATCAATACCTTTCATTGCAGTAGCTAATGCACCTGTATCTACACCTTTTTTAGATGCCTGTTGTAATAATTTTTTTCCCTCTATCGAATTTGTAGCTACAGCCTTATTTTCACCAATGGTATTATCATCTGTGTTAATGCCCTCAGGAGTATCAATATTTTCTATACTTTTAAGATTACCAATATCAATCGAATCAATATGTAAATCTTCTAAATATGGACTTAATACCTTTTGTAAATAATCAATATGGTTTTGTAAAAATGGCACATCACTTGCAGATAAAGAATTAAGATCTTCCTCCGTTAATTTTCCATTATTTTTAACTAATGAGTTAACAAGTTGATTCGCGCTTTCTTGTGAAATTTCGGCAGTTGCTACTTTTTGTTGCACTTCGTCAATTTTATTTTGATTATCTTGAATATCTATAGATTTAGTTTTTGCTTGTACTGCAAAAAACTCACCTGCAGCTTGTAATGTTTCTTTAGGTGTCTGTGCAACGTCCGTCCAATCTTCATCTTGACTACCTTTTATTTGATACTTTTTAGAATCTTCATCATACTGAACTTCTAAATTTTTATTATTATATAATTCTTGAAAATATTTTGTAACAGCATCAAGATTATCTTGATTATCAGCACCATTATCTTCATATATATTATGTTCTTCTTGTGCTTTTTTGACATCATCTTCGGTAATTTCTAATTGTTTTTCTGTTAAAGCAGTTAAAGCATCTTTATCTTCAGAATTTTCATAAGTTGCATTTCCAGATAATAATTGAGTTGATGCACTGTTCATGATACCTTTATATTCAGCACCTGATGCAGAAATAGTACCAGCTAATTCTTGCATCGCCGCAATAGATTCAGCATTAGCTTCTAAATATTGAGGTAACCATTTATCAATTTGGTAATCTGTTTGACCAGTCGTAGCTTTAAAGGAATCTCGTAATGCAGTTTTTATATCGGTGCCTTTTGATACTTTTTCTACTATTGCAGTAACATCATCACTAGAAAGCATAGGAGCACCATAATTCATATAACTTTCATTAATTTCAGGACCGTCCTCACCCCAAGTATACATTTCACTATTTAAACTAGTAGCAATATCAATACTTTTGTCTATGACTTTAGCTTTATTATTTGCTTTATTTGCATAAGCATCCGCTTGTAACTCTGTTTGTTGCGCAACTTTAATTGCATCTGCTTGCTCTTTTTGAATTTTTGCTAAAGCGTCACTGTCAACACTCATAACGCCATCTTCATCAGTTGTTAAAGTAGTAGCCAATTCTGGATATAATTTAATTAATTCTAAGACTTTACCATTTAATGTATTGACAGCTTCTTGCCACTCTACAGTTCCTTTAGTTAATCCTGATAAAGTATCTTTTACATCATTCAATTCTGAAATTGTACTTTTTAACTCATCATACTTACCTTTTAATTCATTAACTGCGTCTGCTAACTGCTCTGTTGCACCTTTTGCCTGTTCAGCTTCTTCTTTAGCCTTTGCTAAAGGACTATTTTTCTCCAAGTAATCATGTAACTTAGCAAAAGCAACGAATAGCCCTACTACTGCAGCAGCTGCTAGAATAAGCCAACCAATAGGAGTAGTTGTTAAGAAAGTCCACATTGCTGTAGTAGCCGACCAAATACTTGCTGTTAAGGCTCCAAAAGAACCTGTTAAAATACCATGTGCGCCTGCTTCTGCTAATGCAGCCGCCCCGCCTTCAGCTTTTAAGATATTATTTGCTATTTGTGCAGCTGAATCTTCTTCTGTGATTTCTACGCCTAATTTATCTGCAATATTTTTTAATGTTTGTATTCCTAATTGCTTAGCAATAATCTTACTTTCTGCACCTGTTAATAATATTCCAGTAGCACGCTGACTATTTGTAATAGATTGAATTGCATTTATAGCTTCCTGAGATGCCTTATAATTATTCATTGCCCCAGTTAAACCTTGCCAAGACGAAATAACCATTGGTAAAGTCATAGATAAAGTAGTAATAGTTTGAGCTAACTTCTCACCTGTACTAATATCATCGTCAGTCCAAATTTGACCTAAAGAAGACAATCCCATCCATGCAGAGGATAATAATGATACACCATTAGTTAGCATTGTTACTTTTTGTTGAACCGTATCAATGTCTTTGGCCTGTTTAATTATGCCATCTAACTGTTCTGTGTCATGAGCAATGTCTCCATTTTTGTCATTAGCTTCTTGACGTGCCTGTTGATATTTTTTTGCGTTTTCTAAATCCTGTTTTGCATTTTGATGTTCTTTACTATTCTTAACGATATTTTGTCCCTGTTGTTGAGCTTGTTTAATTTTTTCATATAGGTCAAGAATATCGTTTAAATCACCTTGCTTCGCTTTTAATTGGTCTAACTGTTTTTGTTCAGTTTCTGACAATGAACCCTCTTTGGTTTTCATGTCAGCAATAATTTGAGATATTCTTTTTTCTTCTTGTGTTACATCTTGAATAGAGTGTAAATCAAGTTCCCATTCATGATTTGCTTGCTTTAACTGTTCCTGAATATCTCTTACCCCACCGTGAGCGGCTCGTAAGGAATTCGTCAATTGGTCAGCGTCTGTTTCAGATAAAGTATTATTGATTTGGTCTAACTTTTCTTCAAACGTAGTAGCATTCGCAATTTCTGCATCAAATATATTATCAGTTGCCGATACATTCAATGACTCTACAGTCTGTACCGCCGCATCTGCCGCATTCACTTTATCTTGGCGTTCACCAATAATTTTTTCACCCCAATTATTCTTTGCATTAAATTTTTCTTCCGTTAAGTCAGTATCCCCTTGAGATTTGGCAATCTCTGCAATTAAACGAGCCTCTTCTTCTAATTCTGCTTTTTCTTTTTCTAATAAAGCTAAATTACGAATTCGCTTTTCTACTTCCTGTTTTTGTTCCTCTGTCATTGATTGCTGTAAACGGGCGGTTTCTTGCATATATTTTGCTTCAATTTCAAATTGTTTTGAAGCACCCGCTGCAGTTTTTAACTCAGCCTGTGAACGTTGCATCTGCGCGTCAGACATTCCTTTTTCCAAATTTTGACGAAAATCTTCTTGTGCTTTTTTAGTATCAGCCGCACCTTGTTTAGCCATATCTGCTTTCATATTTGCGTTGGCTATATTATTTTTCTCTACTGCACGATTGTTCATTACAGTAGCAATTTCTTTGTTAATTTGCTTAGTAAAAACTTTACTCGCCATAGCGCCAAATGCCGCTAATGCCTTAGTTCCACCGCCAAAAGCTTTAACTAATCTATCAAAAGAACTTGCTAAAGTACCAACAGCCTCAATCATTGGAGTAATTTCATCTACATCAAAAAAATCATTATATAATTGTTCTTTTGCAGCTTCTAATCTTTTCTTGGCTGATGTAAATCTATCTTCAAAAATTTCTTGTTGTTCATCTAGCGTGCCTTCAGCACCTTGAGATACTTGTAAAGTAGACTGATATTTATCCCAGTTATCAAATAATGCAATTAATTGAGTATATTGACGTTTACCTGCTAATGAAACAGCAGCTGCCTCTTGTTGATTTCTTGTCCAACCTTGCCACTTTTCACCAACTTCCTCAATAACATCGCCCAACTCGCGCATAGTACCAGTTTCATCTAAAATATTAATACCCATTTTAGACATATCAGCTGTAACAGTACCAAGTTTAGTTGTAAAACCGTCTTCATCAGTAGCTGCACCATCAGTCTTTAAATCACCCATACGAGCATAAATAGTTTTTAATGCAGTACCAACAGATTCTGGTGCTTCACGAGTAACCGAAACAATAGTTGACATTTGAGCATTTAATTGGTCAAAAGAAACACCAGCAGTGCTCGATGCAGCAGCTACCTTTTGCATACCTGCCGCTAACTCTTGGAATGAAGATGAGGTAGTTGCAGCAACCTTAGCCATCTTATCTCCATAAGACTCCATGTCCTCTGCTTTTGCTTGGAAACCATTCCAGATAGCAGTCATTTGGTCTGCGGCTGTTGCAGTATCTTGGTTAGTAACGTTAGCTACTTTTGTAGTAATTTCAGCTTTTCGTTGAGCCTCTTGCTCTGTATCACCTTGTTGATAGTAAATTAAAGCAGCATTAGTTAAATCCGTAGTAGATGCACTTAAATTCTTTGCGGCTGTATTTGCCCATTGGGCAACACCTTTCATCTCTTGTGCACTTTTACCTGTAACGATACGAATATCATTTAATGAACTATCTAATTTTTGAGCAAAACCATAAGCTTGACTTAAACTAGAAGTTAATCCATTAAAAACAGCAGATGATAATCCCCATTTAACAGTATTCTTCATCGTAGTGAACATACTATTTAATAATTGATTACTCTCTTTAATTTGGACATTTGCTTTCATTACAGAAGAGCCAAATTGATTCCATGCAGTAACACCAGCTGCACCAGCTCCAGATAATTGTTGTTTATATTGTGCCAAACTTTTTCCAGAAGCTTTTAAACCTTGCGAAAAAGTTGCCATATTATAAGTTCCTAAATTACTATTCCAACTTTTATCTAATATATTTTGAAGTTCCATTGCTGCACTTTTAGCATTTTTCAACTCTTGAGTCATTCCGCCATTCTTTTTTGCGGCACGTTCAACAGCAATACCAACATTACTTAATTGGTCTTGCAATGCCTTAAAACTGGCGGTATCCGCCTTTGCGGCAATGGTAAATTCTATTCTATTTTGATTACCAGCCATTCCTTATTCCTCCTCTTTTTATGGGCATTAAAAAATATCCCTACTATTATAGTATATAATAGTAGGGATATAAATATTATCTATTTTTGTCCTATTTATTTTACTGGTTGATTTGTCTTAATGTCACGCCCGCCATTAGCCGCCTGCGCAAAATCAACTACATTCTGAAATTGTTCTGGATTAAAGCTATCCATAATCTTACCAAACTGTTCCGCCTGATTTGGCAAATCGTTAATTAATGAACGAATAGCCCCGCCAGCACGCGAATTATACTCTGCTAAATTAGTAGACATATCTTCAACCATTTCTATTAAATATTTGTACTCACTATCTGGAATAAGTTTAATGACCTCGTCCATAATACCATTACTAACTAAAGCATCATAAATCTTTTCAGGGTCTTCTTTCTGTTTTTCTGTAAAAGAAATATCTGTATACATATAAACAAGATATAAATGGAAGAAATAATCAATCTTTAATGGATTATATATGGCATCTTCCTTTGCATTCTCAAGTGTTATCATAACTAAATCATATTTATCCCTAATAGGTAAATATTGCAATACATTAATAGCATCCATATCTTCTGAAAACTTAAAACTTTTAGTCTCAGAATTTAATTTTAATTTCATATTAGCAAATGTTGCTTTCATAACCTTTTATCTCCTTTTCAAGTTCTTTTTATTATTATAACACAAAATTTTTGTGTTGTCAAGATGTTCTAACTGATGAAATAACTGCTTGTAATAATGACTCATGAACATGAGAGGCGCTAGTCGTAGAGTGACTATTTATATACTCTTGGATTAGTGCTGCTGTGCTATACACCTCAATATTACTAGTCTGGCCACCTTCTCCACCAAAATTTCTTTGTAAAAATAGAAATTCTGCAACAGGAAGATACTTTCCGCTTGAACCAATTAAACCAGTACCCATTAACTCATAAGTCATTTGTAAATGTCGTTTATGTGCGACAAACTCTGATGAGTTTTTTGAACGAGAATTTTTCATATGATTCCATACATGAGTTCGCTCTTCTGTAGAATACCCTAATGCTGCAAGTGTACCAGTAATAGACTTAAATTCTTGTACCGCTTTACCTATGGCAATACCACCACTCTGAATAGTAGTATTTTGATAGTTTTTAATAGTATAGGTATGACCGCTTAATAATTGAGCTAATTTTTCAAAATCATTTAACTCTACATCTCCCCTAAAACTAATCTCTCCTACCTGTGCGTCAATCTTTTGAGCAAACTTTGTAAAAGATTTTAACATTGAAGTTTTTTCTGCCTCTTGTTTTGCGACTGACTTAAATTTCTTTGTCATGTTTGATACTAGCTGCTCTGAATCAATAATAGATGCAGTTTTTTTACCTGTGTTTATTGCAGCCCCTACTCCAATTTCGATATGTTGACTGTATTCTGTAATAGCATTAACCATTGCAACAAAAGCAAACTCAATAATATCATCATAATGAGCATCTAACAAACGCCGTCCAATATTATATCCATGCGCGCGTTCATGAGCACGACCAAATAAAATTGCATAATCCTTTCCCAATTCTTGCTCTGCTTTTTGATGCATAATAGAATTTATATTTTGTGCAAAAATATTATCTTTAGTAGTTGCTTCTTTTTCAGCATCTTTCATTAGTTTTAAACATTTATTAAATTGTTGTTGAATTTCCATAGCCAATGCTTGAGATGCTTTTGCAGATTGAGTTTGTAAAAACTCATTAGTTAATTCGTCATGAATTTGTGTTAAATGCTGAAGGGCAGTTTGTCCCTTTATAAAACGACCATCAGACATTTCCATCCCTCCTTAAATGCAAAAAACGGGAAAGCATTTCCGCTTTCCCGTTATATTATTTACTCTGTCATCATACTCACTATCTTCTAATGAATATATAATTATCTATAGTTTTGTCAGTTTAAGTAATATTATCAGGGTGTATTTCCCTCTTCATCACCATTCTCACTTATACTGGGTGTGGCTCCTCCTTTGTCACCATCATTATCGGTTCCTTCCACGGTACTTTCTCCTGTACTGGATGTACTTCCTCCTGTACTGGATGTACTTCCTTCTTCCTCAGTACCCTCGCCTGTACTAAGCTGGCTCCAACCATTTTCGATACCACCCACAGCAGTTACAACTGCAGCTACATCAGTAGCCGCCTTAATTGTAGCAATAACATCAGTTGCTCCAAGAACTGTCGCAATACCAACTGCTTCTGCTTTTGCAACATTTACATCTTGTTCTCCTTCGATAACTGCTATTGCATCTGCCTTAATAATAACACTATCTGCCGTAGCGGCATTTAAGCGAGACTCATTATTGTATACTAAATTCTCTGCCATAATTGTTATTCTCCTTTCTTATTAGTGAGGCATTACTGATTCCCAGTTAACCTGTGCAGCTTCATTATCCTCAACTACCTGAATAACACAAAGAACTTTCTTTGTCTGGTCAAAGTAAGTATAACCAGGGAACGCATCCATTGTAAATGTGAATGTTGAAGGATCTCCTGTACTTGCCATTGTAAATGTAAAATTAGATTGAATCTTAACATTTGGTAATGTAAGAATTGCAGGCATATCAACACCTGTATCCTGACGACGGAATAATGTATCTGCTTCTACATAGTAGAATCCAGCAAAATTCTCAGCATCAATCTGAATTTCAGATACAGATTCAGCAGCACGAGCTACATAATAATCTACAATAACTGTTTTACCATTTAATGAAGAATCAGCAACATGAAGCTTTTTCTTGTCTTTATCTACAACATCTGCCTGATACATTTTACCTGTTGCAGAACCATCTGCTTCCATACCTAAAATAAATAATGGAGCATTAACACATAATTCCTCACTTGGAGCAATAGCTTCACTCAAATCAATAGTTCCATCTGTGAAATCTACTAATGCAGGAGTTGTTACGTGAACATTAACTGTCTTAGTCTTATCTGTACCCTTAATAAGTCCAGCACCAGATAAGATTGAAAAACCAATAGGTGAAAGTAAAGCATCTTCGACTGTAAATGTTAAAGTCTTCTCACCTTCCCAAGCAATCAATCTTGTATTTCCACGACCACCTTGTGCATATACAGTTGTAGCTGCACCTTCTAATGTAGAAGTAGTAGCTGTATCAATATAAAGAACTGGTTGTTTAGCTTGGAATGTAGTATTACCGATTTTCACTGCACTCTTTGCACGGAAAACCACGTTTGCTATTTCGCGAACACCAAACTTCATATATTTTTTCCTCCTTAAAAATAAGTCTTAAAATTAAGAATGAATGTCTTTCATCCAATTTTCAGCTTCATCCATACCAGTTGCGCCTGCCATCTTAGCAGCAAAATAATGTTGCCAAGCATCATTTAAGTTATAACGCTCTAACTGGTCGTCAATTTGATAAAGGGTATAGTGCATCACTTTATCTAGCGGCAAATGCAATGCTACTGCTAAAATAGATGCATATCTGCTATAAATTGAAATCTTCTCAGCCTTACCATTATTCAATTTCTCCCTACGCTTTTTAAACTTTTCTGCCAAAGCCCTTGCTTTAGGACCGCTTGGATTGTAAGATACTTGTTGTCCTGACTGTTTATTTAATAAACATATTTCTTGAATTATAGCTTTGAAAGCATCATAATTCATCATATTTAATGATTTAGGTGTTTCATTAGGCTTAGTTAAAATAATACCAGTAGGTTGTATCTCTGGAGTCCATCCTGGAAATAAAATGGTTAAAACTAACATTGCGGCTTCTACACGTTTTTGAATATCAGTATCAGACTGATGAGTTGCACCCATCATTATTGACATTAGTATTTCAAAATCACTTTTAGACTCTAAACGACTTCTGTCCACTTCTGTCAATTTATCTTTAGAAAAGTTTAATAGGTCAATGCCTAAAAAATAATTTTTCTCCGTGATATATGCAATATCATCTGGTGTTAATGGGTGTATCATTAGCTCAGCCTCAGGAAAAGGAATGTCATGTCCGCTTAATAACATTAAGTCATCAATGAACATGATTATCACTCCTCTCTAGGAATTTCATCATCACTTCCATGTATAGCTTTATACATAATTGTATATCCACTAAAATGCTCATTCAAGCGAATAAAGTCTGCTCCCATAAATTGAAAAGTACCAATACCTGATAATCGACAGCCATCTAAAATGCCATCAACATAACCAGCCATCTTAATAGGTCTTAAACGATAATCTCCTAAACGCCATAAATCTCTATGTACAATACAGTCAATCGTGACAATACAATCACGGAATTCTGGGTTAGAGTCATTTCTAGTAAATTTACTAAAAGTAATACCGAGCATACTTTTTTTCTCTTCAAATTCATCAATGTTAATATTTGGCGTATCAATAATATATTCATTATCAATAAGCCATTTAATATTAGCATCTTTAATTGCTTTTACATAAATAGGATTTGTCATATTGTCTAAACAATCATCACTGTTAATGACTAATAAACTTTTTAATATATCACTATAAGGTCGTGATTCAATAAATAGTTTACGCAAAATAGTTTCTGTATCTTTTTCTACTGATAAAAAAGATGACGGAAACGGTTTTTTTGCTAATGGTCTATACATATCCTTTTATCTCCTTTCTCTTACATTGAGTCGATAATAATTTCAACCGTATCAATAACGGTATCTCCAACAATGTAAGACAAATTAAACTTTCCACTTTTTCCTGTGACCACTTCTAAAGTCACAAAAGTAGGTGAAGATTCTAAAATTTTAGCTTTTTTATTATCTATCATCCATTCTCCCGCCTGTTCTGATTTTATCTCATAAGATTTAATATCATATGGATATATATGTTGCTCTCCAATAATTTTAGTTTCTTGCGGAGGTATAACAGGCTCAACTTCTTTAGCTTCATCTGCGATAGTAGTTTTAAAATACTCTAATAATACTAATTGAATAATCCCATCTCCCGCATACCAATCAATAGCTTGAACTTGATATGGAAGTCCATCAATTTTAACTTCTTTAAAACGATGAAAATACTCAGAAGTTTCTTCATTTTTAGTAATATATACTTCCAATGAATAATTAGGATTATTAAAACTTTTATTATCTTTAGACAGCCAGTTGATTTTTGTTTCAACTGGTCCGCGCACATATACATCATAAGGATGTCCATTTACATCCGCGACACCCTCACATTTTCTACACTCCGCCCTAAAATATGCAATTTCTTGTTTATACTGCATATAAACAATCCATTTACTACCATCTTCGCGCCAAGTAAATACATCACCTGGTTTTAAACCTATATCCACTAATCCTTGAGTTGTAGTTCCAACTTTAGGCGCGTTCATATCCACACACTGATAAGGAATAGATAAAATCTTCATATCATAATCAGGTTTTAGATTATCTGGATTTAATAAACATCTAAAAGCTTTTCCTTCTTGAGTTTCAAGAGTAACAGTTTGATAAGCATGGTTTATTGCAGAGCGCAGACTCCACAATTTGTCGGCTACCATCCTATCATGCTGTTTTGCCCCGCCACGAAAATTCAGACGAGTCTCTAAATTATCTAAATAAGACAATCTTTTAATAGACTGTTCATTAGATTAAGACAATCAAAAATTGTTCTACGAAATAAGAAAAAATCTTCATCCTTGTCTAAAGTGAACAGCCCCTCCAATTTACATAATAATGGAAAGAATACTTCTTGATTGCCGACACATAATCTTTCCATACCTGATAGTTCCACTATCAAAGTTTCCAAAGGTTTTACCCAATCAATTCCTTCTTCACGATTAGGTAATAACTTATAAATTTGATTAGTAATACGTTCTAAATCACGTCTTATTACATCATCATCAATAGTAACATTATATTTTAGTTCCACTCATCTAGCCCCCTTCGTTTATAATCAGGGGAAGTAGACATAATATCACCAAAAGTAGAACGCATGATACCATTTTCGTCTGCTCTTCTGCGTTTATAAAGTCTCTGTAAATGAAATCCTTTCTGAAGATATTCTTCTTTTAAATCTTTCAATTTACTCATATGGTTTGCTTGAGAAGTAGTTTTAAAGTCTGCGCCAGTAAATTTCATCCGAACAAGTTCACATGACGCTAATTGTTGGTCAAACCAAGGTTGCATCATATAAACTGCTAATACATTAATTTCCTCTTCTGTTAATGAAATATTAAATTGTTCTAACTCTTCATCATAATCATTAAGATTCTGACGTGGGAACTCAAACCACTGAACAGCCGCCATTAGATATTCTAACAAGGCGGCTTCAGTTTCTTCTCTTGTTATTTCCATAAACATATCATCTGTTACATAAGTAAAGAATTTTTTATAAATTGCAGAAAAGGGTGTATACTGAATTGCCATAATACACCTCCTTATATTTATTCTACAACATTATATTTTCTATCTGTAAAAGTTTCTGATTTAATAGGTGTAGCTTTGCGAGTCGGCTCGGAAGGCTCTTCCTTAATAGGTGCAGCTTTACGAGTTTTCTTCTCTGGCTCTGCAACCTTCTCAACATCCGCTTCTAATAATTTAATAGCATTAGAAATATCAAAACCTAATTTCTCTTTAATCATTTCGCGCTTACGATTATCATTTAATCTTGTACTAATGGCAATATCTTTCATTTGCTCTATAATACCTTCTGGCGCAAAATTTAAGAAATCTTCAAATTGAGCAATAGTACCAGATTCTAATAATTTATGTATATCTTCCGTAGTATAAAAATATTCTGGTTCAACTTCGCCAAGTAATTCTTCTAATGCTTCTTTATTATGAATAGTTAAATAAGATTCCATTAGACGGTGTCCGCCCTTATTATACGATAATGCACGTAACTCTTCCATTTCAACCTTTTTATGTTCATATGGGTTAAAATGACGAACTAAATTATTACGCTCCGGAATTGTATATGCCACAACACCGTTAATCTTATTGCTAATCTCTACTATATCTTTATCATTCAACATATTTTTTAATCTCCTTTTATATCCAAAAAATCGGGGAGATTTTCATCTCCCCGTATTCACTTTTATTTTAACAATGATTAGTTATTTAAATTAATATCTGGCGCATTATTGAAATCCAAATCGTTATCAATATAAGCAGCCATATCAGATGTAAACAATGCTGTTACACCCATCTTCTTATAAGCCTGAACTTCTCTTGACATATCAGCATTTTCAATCTCACGAACGATTGTCTGTCCTTCAAGAGCAACCTTAACTGGCTTATTACTTCCTGTAGCCATTACCCAAGCATAACGAGGGTCAATAACTTTGATGTTATTCTGTTCATCCTCAAATGACTGCGGAAGAACGATAACCTGATGTCCTTTGTATGTTGCAAAGTAACCATTATTCCAGTAGTTGTCTCTCATTGCATCTGACCATCTGCCCTCTTGCGGAATCATCTTAGCTGCAAACTCGAATGTACAATAAATAGCGGCCTTTGAACCATAAGAGTCAACAATAGAAAGGATTCTATCCATCTCAGACTCAATGAAACCATTGGTAACTACTTTATTAGCGGCTGGTAAAGTCTTAACTGTAGCTTTTAAAGCACGCTCAATCTCAAGATATATGCACTCATCAAGACCTGTCATTATAATGTCTAATACATCAGCGAACTCAACACGTCCATCTAAGAACTCCTCAAATCCAATTTGAGCAGCACCACCAAATGTACTTGTCTCAACTTCATAGCTCTTACCGTCTAACTTGAATACTTCATAAATACCTGCAAGCCCAACTTTTGTGATGAACTGTTTTGCACGTCTCTTTGAAGCTGCTGTAATCTTCTGCGTGAAGACTGCCTTATCACCCTGAGCGATTGTTTTTATCTCAGCAAACTGTCCGTACTGCTGTAATACACGCTGTGGTAATGCATCATCAATAGTCTCTTCCAAAATCTGGAAAATAGGATTTTTATTCTCACGGTACTTTGGATATGTACCTGCTAATTCATTCAACTCATAACGTAGAGTATCATTCAAATCAGAGTAACTAAAGCTCTCACCTTCAAAAGAAAAGTTTGTGTTCGCTGAAGGATTTGCTTTTGCTACTATCTTAGCTAAAGTTGCTAAATTTTTTATATCTAAAGCCATTTCTACAATCCTCCTTATTTAATTCTCTGAATCTTAACTGCTGGCTGACCATCAGGTAATGTGAATGTCTTTGTCTTATCAACAGCCCAAATCATAACTTCAGTTGCAATATCCTGTTGTGTTGCCGCTACTAAATAACCTGTATCTGCATCTACTTTTAAGAAATCTGCGGCTATTTCCGCACTAATATCTGTCTGTGCATAGTTATCTTTTGAAGCCTTAGATAAAGTATTAGTAATCATAATGTCACCAACATTAGTCTTGATAACACGAGGTACCATCTGTCCTTTAAATGGTCCATATCCTGAAAATGTAGGATTATTGCTATCTTGATCATGCTGAATACTATTTGAGCCAGGCGTAAAAGTAGATTTTACCATAGCGTAATCTTTATACATCTGCTCACGCTCATCATATAATTTAATCTCATTCCAAACCATAAAGGGTTCTGTACCAGGCGCTGTTGCGTTTGCCGGTGCAACACATTTCTCCTGTGCGTAATCATATACTACAAACTGACCATTTTCAAGTAAATCAAAATCATCAGCTGGTAATTGTGCATAAATTTGTGATGTTCTCTGAGCAGATAAATGTGTTGGCTCTACTTGGCCATAACCGAAACGTTTTCCTGCTTCAGATACAAATTTCTTCCAATTTGCTCCCATCTGTATATCCTCCTATAATTATTTACTGTCTCTAACTCTCTTTGCTGCGGCAATCCAAGCTGGAACTGCACTTGTAGAGTCATCATCTAAAGAGTAAGTAATTGATGCTTCCTCTTCAACTTTAGTTTCTGCCTTAGAATCATCTAAGTCAAAACTTACTTTCTTACGAACACAAATTACAGAAAGTTTTGCTTCAATATCGTCTAATGAATAATCTGCAATATGCTCTGTTACATCTTTTTTATCTTCCTCTGATAACATATAAAAACTATCAATTAATTGAGTTTTCTTTTCAGTTTCAATACCCTGCTTAAACTCTAATAGTTTCTGATACTTTTCCTGAAGATTTGAGAACTCAACTGATAATTCATTATATTTTGACTCATAATCAATAGCCTCGTCAACTGAAAAGTCTTTCTTTTCATTCTCTACTTTAGTAGATTCAGGCTTCTTATCATCTTCATCCTCTTTTTTAACAAAATCTTTTTCTTTTTTGTCATCTTCATCTTCAGACTTTGCATCAGCGCTATCTTTAGAATTTGAAGAATCTGTCTCTTCTGAAGAATTATCTTTTTCATCTGAAGCAGATTTTTCTTTTTCGTCCTTGTCATCTTTCGTAAATTCAGCTGTAGCATCTGCAACATCTTCCTTTACAACTTCTGTAAAATCTGTAGAAGTTTCTTCAACAACAGGAGTCTCTAACTCTTTTGCCATGCTCTGTCCTCCTTGTAATGCAAACTGTAATTGCTGCATCATATTATATAATGTTTTTGTAAAATCCTCATTCAAATTGAATGAAGTACTTACATTAGGTGCTGTAACACTAGAGCCTTCAAAACAAGGTTCTGTAGTATCACCTAAAATACATAACTTTGAAAAAATCGCGTCATTAACTATAAAAAAGTCCATATCATCTTTAACGTCATGCGACCAATGACCATTTAAAGTTTTTTCATCAAGTTCCATTGAATGTGGATTACCATGTTCAATAACACCTTGACATTCTTCAAATTGTCCTGTCCATAAATAACCTGTAGTCATAAGATATTCACGAACTATAATATTTCCAAAATCATCATAATCTTCAAATTTCTGAAACCACACTTGCGCATCTGGTGATACAAAACCATATGGTATTGTCGTACATTCAAATTTTACACCCTCATCATCAATAATAACTCGATGACCATGGTCTGCAAAATCTTCTGTGTCTTTTTTATAGTATCCTACAATAGGCGCACCTCGTAAGGTTTTTGCCATTTCTGTAGCAACCTCTTTAGAAATCAAAGACTTATTCCTATTTTTCCCAGTGTATAAGACTTTGATTTCACATTTAGACATTAAAGGATTAACATCTAATGGTTGTAGATTTATAAATTCGGGATTATCCAAAGTAGCAACTGATTGATGCATACTAAATCCTCCTCTTAAAAATCTTAACTATATACTATTGAATTTAGTACATAGAAGTTTTACTAAAATTGTCCTAACTTGCTGACTCTTCATTCTGAAGTGTCTTTGTAGATTTTTCTCCATCTTCTTTCTCGGGGCGCCCGCCCTTAGCTTCATCAGTAGATTTTTGAATCTTAATTTCTCCACTCTTTTGAGTACCAATATCTTTACCATTCTTCGCATCTCCGCCTTTAAGTGCGGCTGCATTCATAGTATTTGATGACATTGGAGGTACAAATACTTCAGAAAGTTTTAATATTTCATTTTCAAACGTAGCCGTTGCAAGAATTGAACTTTGACTTTGACCAAGCGCTAATTGTGGTAAAATTGCCGAATAACCAATTTGTCTATTATCTTTATAGGCTTTTGCCAACTCTTTATAATTATAAATTGTAGTTGGTAAAATTTGTGCTCGGAAGTAGAACTTCTTTGGATTTTTATTATATGGTTCTAATAGTAAATTGATATATGCTTCAAACTGCGCAACTAAATTATATACAGAAGCTTCATCGTTTGCAATAGAGTATTGTAAAGCAATGTTACCATCTGCATTAAATTGTAATTGAGACACCCCCGCGGCATTAAATACTGCTCGCTCAACCTTCTCTAATTCATCAGAAGTAGTAGATGTATTTTTATCTGCTAAGTCTGCTACATCAACATCCGCAAATGTTGTTAATACATCAATTCCAATAGCCTTACCAAGCATCTTAACAGCATTGTTATGTAATTGTTGCATTTCATCAACATCAAAGATTAATTCGCCATTTTTATCCATTGGCATTTTTTGAATGATTATCTTTAATAATTGTTGAGCCATCTTCTTTCTATCTAACTCTTGTGCGGCATCTAAATCAATAATTGCTGGAATTACAGATACCATTGGAGGATAATCAGCTCCATTGATATTAAATTTGATTGCACACACTGAGTCAAGAAGATACCAACCATTTTCATCTCCCGCAAATTCAGGGATTAGTTTATTCTGTTGATACAAACGATATCCTTTTTGAATATCCTTAGGAAAGAGTTTTAATACTCTCTGACGGTAAGCAGTATCTCTAAAATTATCATTAAAATACTTCATGTTAAATTCAACTGCAGGTTTTCCGTCTTTTCCATAACGACTTCGACAATATCCAACTGGTAACTCTTGAATTGTCATTCTTTTTTTATTTGGTATCATGTAACCATAAAAACAACCATTCTTCATTACTTTTAAAGCCACTTCTCCAAAGAATTTTTTTAATTCAGAATTATCTAAGAAGTATAATACGTCATTAAAACTTTTTAAGACTTTATCACTACCTTTAGATTTTGTATTATCTGATATCACATAAGGAGTAATAAACCAATCATATTTATATAGATAAGCCATATAACGACACAAGCGAGCATAAATACCAGATGTACGATAAAAGAAATTAGAAATTTCTCTTAATTTCTCATAATCTTTTCTTGCCAAAGCATCTAAGACTGTTCTCTTATTAGCTAAGTCTGGATTAGTATCTCGCAAGTCTCCTAAGTCAATAATTGCATCATCTAAAGTTTTTACGCCTACCTTGATTTTAGAAAAGTCTACTCCTTGATAGTTAGGTAATGTTGGCGCATATTCTTCTACTTCTTTAAGCTGAATAGCGAAGCCTTTCTTTTTGATTTCTGCTTTTCTATCAATCAAAAGATAGACACCTCACTTTATATATTTATTATACCAAAATTTTTGGCACTGGTCAACTTTATCTTAAAATTAATAACCCGCTCTGCGCATAATATAATCATAATTCATAATTTGTTCATCTGTATATGGAATCTCAACTAATGTATATCCATGCGCTCGACAATATTGCCGTTTTAAATTATCATTATATCTTTGCTTAGCGAGTCCGCTTGCTCCACCAAATTTTGATTTAGCTACGTAATGTTGGATACCTTGAAATTCAATAAGAAAATCAAGTTCTCCACAATCATCAAATACCGCAAAATCAAATCTTAATGGTCTACCATTAGAACTTACTAAATCTGGAAATATATACTCTTCTTTAAAATTTAATTCTGCCGCTCTTAATATATCTTCTATTTTTATTTCTCCCCTTGATGCTCGCATAAAAACTCACCTCGCTTTATAATCTTAAAAATACGCTACCATTCTTTCATTATTTTTGCCCTAATTCATGAACATTAAATCACCAATATTAATTTTCTTTTTTCTTCCTCTTCGTTCTTCATCTTGTTTAATATAATATAAACCATAAATAAAAGCAGAGAATTTATCATGAGGAATACTTCTTGACTCAGGCTTTAAAATAATATTAATGCCTTCATTATCCTCAACAAGATTTAACATTTGATTTTTTAATGATGTAGTTAAAATAAAAGGCATTAAATGCATATTACGCTGGTCAGTACTCATATTTTGACCGACTTTAGTATCCATTAATTTTGCTTTAGCTGTTACTTCATCAATTAATAACTTAACTTTACCACTCATCATTTGTACTTTTGCATAAGAATACATTTCCGTATTAATAGGCGCATTTGCTTTAATAAGATATAATGCATCACTCTCAACGCCAGAACCTTTTATCTTTTTATATGGTTCAACTGCATCTTCTGATGTACCACCCTCAACACCAAAAGGAGGTAATTCATCCCCTGTTTCTGGGTCAACCTGTGCTTTAACTAAAAAATCAACTAATCCTGCACCTACACCATTCGCATCAATAGCAACAACACGAGCCTTATATTTATAAAATAATTTCTTAATATTTATCGCTTGGTCTTCAAAATGTTCTGCTTCATAACTATAAAGATTCACTAAAGACTTTAACGAAGCTCCAGTTGGTTGCGGAGTTACTTTAAATACAGAAACCTCAGTTGTACATTTGAAACGGCCTACATCAACTCCAAGTATGTAATAAGCACTTTTAGATGAGCGACCGCTAAACTCATATTCAGGTTGTAATAATACTCTATGTTTATCAAAATTATCAGATGAGAAGAAAGCATTTTCTGCATCTCCGCTCCATACAGAACAATACTCACGGTCAAATGAATCTTCATTATAAGTACCAGATAATTTTAACTGGTCTACGAAATCTTCATCCAATAATCCTTCAGTAATGGGTGTCTTATAAGTTCCACCCATAATCATTACTTCATCAGGTTCAATTAATGATTGAATTAACAATTCTATTAACTTATCGTATAATTTTATTTAATATAAAATTGGACTATTTCTTAATCTAAATATTTTCAAATATAACTATAAGCAGTATAATTGAAATATCTAAAAATTTTTAGATTCCTCGCGCTTGGGTGATAGATAATTCTACCATGTGGTCTTTGACACCACTCCTACTCTACTCACTTCCATATACTTTATGTGTTTTCGATAGTCTCTGAACCTTCCGCCTAAACGGCTTGGCACACCGTTACATCTTTCAATGCTTTCAGTGTTAGCAACTGATTAGTCACACCCTCTTCTTGAGGTTCACGAGGTTTTAGTTCGCCTACGAACCTTTTCAGTCTAGCGAACGAATTTTTCCATCCTGCAGTAGTAATATAAATCTGTGACTTATTAACTACCTCATGATTATTACGAGTACCATCTGGCAGTAATCTATTTACATTAGTCGTAGGGATAATAATTTCATTCAATGCAGATTGATCAATAAGTACACATTCTTCCATTAAACCACCCGTACGACGCTGACCACGAGAACTTTCCTTTGCTGCCAGAATATCAATAGACGAATCATTCTTAAAAATATATTTAACATCATTTTTTGATTTTTTAGATACACCACGCTCAAAATTAATCTCATTCTGAAATGCAGGTACTAATTTACAAATTTCTTCAATCTTAGCTATTGTAATACTTGCTGCTTGTTCTTTACCTCCAGTAGTAACAAATAAATGACTACCTGGATATAAGATACAACGTAACATCAATACCATCATAGATAAGAAAGATTTTGAATAAGCACGGGGAAAAGTCGCATATACAAATCTATGTCGCATAACCACTCGCAAAAATATACGTTGGTAGAAATAAAATCGAAATCCTTTATATTCATTTAATGTGCCATTTTCTTTTGCTTCTGCAAAACCTGACATTGAATCAACTAATAAATCTGGATATTGACGATAAAAAGCAATTAGTGGTCGTAAATTATTTACTTGCGCAGCTAGTCGCTCTTCTGACAATCCCTGTTTTGTTAAGTTACCTTTCGATGAAGATAATTCTAAAATACTTTGTAAACTCATTTTTTTTCTCCATCTTCCCCTTGATAAATTACTTTATCAGTTGCTTGGTCTTTTAAAATTGCATTTTGGTACTCAATAATATCTTCGTCGGTAACAAGAGGCGCATCTAAACCTTGTGCTTTCGCCTCTTCCTTGGCACGCTTCATTTCTTCAGCATGTTCTCTATTCTTAATATAGTTTTCTATCTGTTGAGCAAGAGCAGTATCACCATATACTAAACTACGATTATATTCTTTTAAATCACGAATAACTTTATCAATAATATCATAATCAACACTAATATCATATTTGGGTATTTCTCCGCCAACACGCTCACAATAGGCTACCATAGTACCTACGCAATCTACAAAGTCCGCCTCTTGTTCTTTCTTTTGTGCGGCTGTGAATTTTGCTGATTTACGCATAGCTTCATATGCGCGTGATAACTTATTAAAACCATCTACATCACCTATGTCAATCGCTTGATTCATTTTTAAGTTAGTTTTGCAAATAAGTTTTAAAGTACCAATAGTATCAGCATCACTAATATCAAATGACTCACACATTTCATTATAAAATTTTTCTAATTCAACCCATTCACCAGGTTTATATGTTGGACCCCATTTAGTTGCAAGAAAAAGTTTATCTTCAGATGTTAATTCTGCGCCGGGGTCAATAAAATCAGCTACTACTTGGGGCGCGACTCCAGGTACTTCGAGCGGATTAGCCCCCATCATGGCCCTCATAGCTTGCTCATCCAAACTATCAGCTTGCATTTCCGCACTCATCATAGTTTTGTATTGAGCTTCACCAATCAAGCCCGCCTCATATTGTTGCTTTAATGCAGCATCTTTTAATGCCACTTCAGGATGTTCTTCTAAAAATTTTTTTCTCTCTTCTTCCTCTTTTTCTATAAACTTTTCTGTATCTGCCCAAGTGTATTTAGTATATTGTCCTAATCTAGTTTTTGATAGATATTTACCAAATACAGAACCCATTTTTTTTGGGTCTTTAGCATATGCCGCATCACGCAATTTATTCCATTCAGATGGAATATAAGGGACATCCGCATCTTCTAAAATCCATAAAAAACTATCTGGATTAAATGGGTCTACATGAAGAGTAATACATTTTTTACACATGTCCATATATGACCCATCACTTTTCCTTTTGTAGAAATTTGATACATCTAATGTTTTATTACATTTAGGACAATATTTCCCTTCTCCTACCGCCATTCTTATTCAACTCCTTTATTCTTTTCTCTTTTAAGTCATAGCTTCAGTAGAATCATATCCATATTGTTGATGTATTTTAATATGACAGTTTTGACACAATGTAATACCATTAGATACTTCATATCTTAATTTTGGATAATGATGCCATGAATAGATATGATGAGCATTTATTTTTTCTTTACTTCCACATTTGACGCATTTATAGTTATCTTTTTTATACACTTTTAAACGCCAATCTTTATATTCAGTAGAGTCATGCCTATCATTAATTTTAGAAGTACCGCCTTTCCAGTTCCAATGATTTTCTCCTTTAGGCATATGTCTATCTTTATTATAACATTCAACACTACAATATTTATCTTCTGAAGCTTTCGCAATAAAAATTTTTTGACAGGTTGGACATTTTCGATTTTTATTTTTAATACTATGTGAAATATTATAGCACTCTCTTGAACAAAAACGATTACTATTTTGTTTTAAACCTTTAAAAGTTTTTCCGCATACTTCACATATATATTGTTTTGTATTGCGAGAATGAAAAATAGAATAGCATTGTCGACAGCAAAAATTATGTTTAGATAACTTACTTTCATATTTTTCAAATTGCGTATTACAATTATCACATTTAATTGTTACTTTTGGCATAATTTTCTCTCCTTTATTTTCTTTAACCTAAATTAAAAGAAGCTTAATAGAAAGTGCTATTTTTTTTTGTCCACACCTTTTACATATCTTGTGATGCTCGCGCAGCTTTTTCTTCTGCTGTAAGTCTATGTTGATTAGGCTTTTTATTACGACAACACTTGCATATGCTATAAAAATTATCTTTACTTGTTTTATTTTTTGAAAAGAATCTGTTATGAGCTAATTTAATTTGTCCACATCTTGAACATTTTTTCCATTTACCATATTCTACATTTGTATAATACCAAGTTAAAATATCATTACTTTCTCTTTCTGCTAACATTTTAGGTATTTTATTTCTCCATAATGATGAGATATACTCTACTGAATGTTTAATACCGAAATCCCGCTCTAATAATTGTTGTATCTCAATATTTTGTTTACCATCAATTTTATAAATCAACAAATCATAATATAATGGATAGTCATCCCGCAAAGTCCGCTCTATCAAATCATCCAATGATTCCATTAGATAATAAGAATCTCCATAGAATTTACCCCAAGCCTCTTCCTTAATGTGCGAATAGTTACACAATAGAGCAGATACATGACTTGGATAAATTAAAGAAATTAGACCATTGCTTTTTACATTTCCATCTTCATCTATTGTATAAGTTTCATCAAGGTCCATCTCGCTGAAAGATTTAATTGCATTCATCATATACATAGGCGGATGATATGCATTTTTAATTACATACTGGTCTTGACACATTTCTATTACTTGTTTCTTTAATAAATATTTTTTTCGACCAGTTGCCTTTTTTGCTTGTTCTTTTACTTTTTCAATTTCTTCAACCAATTCTTTTAATGCAGGTATTTCCGCAATATCTTTTGGTGTGATTTGAACTTTTGGTGTAAATATAATATTTTTGTCATTTGCAATCATATTATATATACCATCTTCGCCATTCTCTAGTTTTCCAACTAGACCTTGAAACGATGTTTCACGCTTATTAACAGTAACCATTCTATTATCTGTAAGAATTTTTTTCTGTTTTCTTTCTTCTTTGTCCATTGCAAAAATTATATAATCACTTAAAATTTCTAAATACTTTGGTGTTAATCGTTCAGGAGGCGTCTGTTCTACAATTTTTTTAACTAATTCATTACGCTCTTCGGGAGTTTCTAATTTATAGTCAAGCTTAAGCGGCGCTTCAGCGTCCCCAGCCGCAGATAATTCTGAAATTTTTTCTTTTAATATTTCATCATCTGCCGCACTCCCGCTCTCAAAATCTTCTTCATCTTCAAGCGTAGTATTTAATAAATCTGCCATAGAAGGTCTCCTTTCATATTCTTGTCTTAATTATATCAAAAATTTTGCAGTTGGTCAAATTTTGCTAAGGGTTGAATTTTCAAAAATTTTTTGATATAATTATTATAGAATAGATAAAAAGGAAAATAAAGAATAAATTAAAAAAATAATAAATATTATTAGTTTTAATTATTTTGATAATAATTATAAATATATAGAACTCCGCCAATAGAAAAAGATAAGGCGGCAATTAAATAATTAGGGAGGATAAATAATGTATCAATTAAAGCCCGCAAAGGAATTATATGAAATAACAATGGATTATAGTGCGGAAGAATTTTGGGAAACGCTGATGTCACAATTTGAAGAAGTAGCAGCCGCACACCAACAATTTGCTTATGTTAGACTATTGGCTAATGTATGTATAGATATGAATGTAGAAGCTACACTTGAAAAGGCGGGGTATGATGTTGAATTTATTGAGTATGACCCCGATGAAGATATGTATACTTTACAGGTCTTTTGGGATAGTGTGGCGGTGACTGGGCAGGGTGTCCGCAGTCAATTAAAGAGAAAAATAACAAAGGATGATTGGGATGAAGATGAAGATGATGATGAGTATTGTTGATAGGCGGTTTTGATAAAAATATATAATATTTATATTAAATTATTATGTTGGGAGAAAATAAAAAATGAATGATTGTAAAACAGCGTATGTCGATATAGGCGTATGGATGGTAATTTTTCTTTTGGGTTTTGTGAAAAAATATATTGAGAATATTATCCTAAATTTAATAAGATATTATAAAATAATAAAAACTATTGAGATTGATAAAGGGTGGTTGGTGGCTTTTGATAATGAAATAAATGCTGTTAATTTTAATATTAATGTAAAGACTACTATTGAAATACAAGGGGTGGGCGGATAGTAGAATATAATAAAGTATAAAAAGAAAAAATATATGTAATAATTGTTGAATATTTTTACTTTTGAAATAAATTTGGAGATAAAAATAATATCGTCTTTCTATTTCAAAATAAATTTGGAGACAGAGAGTGCGTGGCAAAGAGTATTTAACAAATCAAAAAAAATTTTTTCCCATAACTACCCCCCCATTATTGCTAGGCGCGTTCACTGCCATTGTGCGCCGAACCCACGATAGAACATGCGTTCGGCTATTCTGCGTTCGAACAGGTGTTCAGCTATGTGTTCCATCTATTCCTAAATGTTTCACGTGAAACATTGAACACATATTCATTCGAACATACGTTTGTTATCTCACTAAAAACATAAGTACAAGATGTGGGGTATGAAATAACGAACGCACGTTTGTTATTTCATACCCCCATTAAAATTTTTCTAAAAATCTCAAATTTTTCATAAAAAAGTGTTGACAATTCTTTATTATGATGTTATAATGTTTACATAAGGTAAAGAAAACAAAACATACTAATAAAGAGAGGTAAACATTATGAAAAATATGATTATTAAATTAGGCACAACAGTAATTGCACAAAAAACATTATCACTAGAAGAAATCCGTGAATATCAGAACGCTGGTTTTGTATGTATACCGAGTAAATAAAAACTAAACATACTGTGTCATAATAATACAATCAAGAGATAGAAAGGCGGTGCTTATGAACAAAATAATATCTACATCTTATAAAATTTTAACAAAAGAAGAAGTTATGAAAAGATTAAATAACCATAGTATACAATGTATACGAGAATCTAAAACAAATAATATAAGCATTATCATTTATGGTAATTATATTGTAAAATTTATCAATAATACTTGACAAATAATTATAATTGTATTACAATATAAATAATAAAAAGAAAGGATAAGAAACTATGTTAAATAACAAAAGAACAAATAAAAAAATAATAATTACTAATATAACATCATGGATTATTGCTATTCTATGGATAATAGCTATATATCTAGGTATATATACTTTTGTTACAAATACACAAAAAACAGCACCAAGGACTATATCAGTATTAAAACAAGAGTCTACAATACCAGAAAAAGAATATACTGTAAAAGGTAAAGTTATTTATACTGATGGTGATTTATTCACACTTGCCACTGCTGACGGTAATGAATGGAAATGTTGTGCTGAAGGCTACTCTGTTAACGATATAGTAGAGATAACATTCAACAATAATAAAACTGCTAATATCTATGATGATAATATTATAAAATTATATAAACTTAATAACTAATTATTGTTTTAATGATTAAATACAGTTTCAAGAGATAAGATAATTGGCGGTGACTGCCACCGCTAAATACTCTAATTACTTAATAACAAGACATACAGATATATTATAACATAAACATTAATAGCTTGTCAATATACAAAGTGCACAGCATCTCATACAAAGGTTTGTGCACTTTTACTATGTACCAAGTGTTGACATACCATACATAATGTGCTATAATGTATACATAGTAAAGAAAGAGAGGTGTATAAGTATGGTAGATATTGATAAGGTGTTAGAGATGATAGACAATGGCGCAAGCCTTGAAGAGATTGATGCTTATTTACTCTCTTGTGGATGCTAATCAGTATCCACAAAAAACTTCAAAAAAAGTATTGACAAATAGAGTTATAAATAGTATAATAATTATAGTAAATGAAAGAGAGGTAATAATTATGAAAACAGTATTGATTAAGTATGAAACAATCTCTCCTGTAGTATTGGCAAACAAGATAGAGCATGTTTTTGCTTGTATGACTATATACAGAGAGGTTGACGAAGACACCTTTGAGTTAAGCGTGTTTGATTGCACAGACCTTGCAATGCTTGAGAACTTATTAGCTGAGTATGTATAATACTCAGTTAATAATACCCTGGGCGGTGCGCGGTCGTAGCGCACCGCTTTTATTATATCATAGACTTAGACGAATTGTCAAGAGGAAAATGAAAAAAAGTTGCACAAATTTTCTATCCTAAAACCGCGAAAATTTGTGCAACTTTTTTTTCATTTTGGGGTTGACTTTTGGGCGGGGGCATGGTATACTATGTATAGAAGTTAAGCAAAGGATAACAAATGAGATTGAAAACAATTTGAAAAAACTTCAAAAAAAAGTGTTGACAAACTTCACATTTAGTGCTATAATAAATATAGAAGTTAAGCAAAGGATAACAAATGAGATTGAGAACAATTTGAAAAAACTTCAAAAAAAGTGTTGACAAACACAAACAAACATGATATAATAAATATAGAAATTAAGAAAAGAGAGGTAAAAAATTATGATGAACACTTATGAAATTACAATGGTAACAAAGGCAACTGCACACGACTACTTCAATGGTGCTTACAATTACGAGAGCGATGTTGTAAGAGTCAAAGCTGATAACAAAGACCAGGCAAAAGAAATTGCCACAAAAGAAAATGCTGATTTTGTAGTAGTTAGAGTCGAAGATGTAAAAGAGATTGAGGCAAGAGAAAAAGCAGTTGCAAATGCTATCGCAAAAGACAAAGAGAGAAAAGCAAAAGCACAGGCAACTAGAAAAGCCAACGAAGAAAAAAAGGCTTGCGAAATGGGTATGACGATAGAAGAATATAGAAAATATAAAGCAATCATGAGTCGTAAGACAAAAGCAGAAAATGAAATTGCAAAAATGCAACAACAGATTTACTACGCACAGAAAAAAATTGCTGAGTATGAAAAAGAAATTGCAAACATGACAAAATAAAAATAAACGAACGCTTGTTCCCACGAACGAGCGTTCGGCTCCGAAAAATTATACCACATAGCACTCTGGTTTGTCAAGAGAAAAATGAAAAAAAGTTGCACAAAAAACTATTTCCTCAAACTGTAATTTTTGTGCAATTTTTTTGTTGACAAAATATAGTTTGTATGATATACTATGTATAGAAGTTAAGCAAAGGATAACAAATGAGATTGAGAACAATTTGAAAAAACTTCAAAAAAAGTGTTGACAAACACAAACAAACATGATATAATAAATATAGAAATTAAGAAAAGAGAGGTAAAAAATTATGATGAACACTTATGAAATTACAATGGTAACAAAGGCAACTGCACACGACTACTTCAATGGTGCTTACAATTACGAGAGCGATGTTGTAAGAGTCAAAGCTGATAACAAAGACCAGGCAAAAGAAATTGCCACAAAAGAAAATGCTGATTTTGTAGTAGTTAGAGTCGAAGATGTAAAAGAGATTGAGGCAAGAGAAAAAGCAGTTGCAAATGCTATCGCAAAAGACAAAGAGAGAAAAGCAAAAGCACAGGCAACTAGAAAAGCCAACGAAGAAAAAAAGGCTTGCGAAATGGGTATGACGATAGAAGAATATAGAAAATATAAAGCAATCATGAGTCGTAAGACAAAAGCAGAAAATGAAATTGCAAAAATGCAACAACAGATTTACTACGCACAGAAAAAAATTGCTGAGTATGAAAAAGAAATTGCAAACATGACAAAATAAAAATAAACGAACGCTTGTTCCCACGAACGAGCGTTCGGCTCCGAAAAATTATACCACATAGCACTCTGGTTTGTCAAGAGAAAAATGAAAAAAAGTTGCACAAAAAACTATTTCCTCAAACTGTAATTTTTGTGCAATTTTTTTGTTGACAAAATATAGTTTGTATGATATACTATGTATAGAAGTTAAGCAAAGGATAACAAATGAGATTGAGAACAATTTGAAAAAACTTCAAAAAAAGTGTTGACAAACACAAACAAACATGATATAATAAATACATAATAAAGAAAAGAGAGGTACAAAAATATGAGAGAATTAAAAGAAATTATTGCAGAGATTAAGGAAGTAGAGAAAAGAGTGATATACTTAA